TTTGCCCATAATCCAACTTGCACCGGCAATACCAGCACCGATAGTTGCAATCAGTGTGGCAATAGATGCACCTAGACCGGCTGCACCTAAAACAACTTGTGGATTAGCAAACGCTTTTAAGAATCCAGCGGCACCTTCACCTACTCCTGGGCCTAATTTAGCCAATGCAGGTCCTGCATCGCCAACCATTGCCATTACTTTAGAACCTTCGCCGGCGCCTCCACCTGCCAATGTTGCTGTAGGTATTGCGGGAGCTTTTGTAAATCTACCTTTAGCATCACGTGTTCTACCACCTTTAGCAGAACCATTAGGAGCACTAGGTGCACCTGGAGCACCTCCACCACTAGGTGCTCCTCCTCCAAAAATCTTATCTAGTATACCACCGCCACCAGTATTGCCTATATTTCCTGCGGCTTCCACAGTTTTACCAATTGTTGCTTTTAATGCCATCGCACTTAATGCTACTGATGATGCAACGGCTGCAGCCGTTAAAAGTGCAAATGTCCCGGTTAATAAATTGATGCCATTCATTAATGGACTGCCGGCTAATAATGTTTTTTCTAGTAATCTATTAGCTTCAATTGTAGTAGTGGTTAATGCATTTCTGTATTTTTGTGTAGGATCATCTTCAGAAGTCTTACCAGTTTTTCCGTCACTAGGTTTGCCTATACCTAATTTTGCAAGTCTATCAGCTTCTTTTTCATTTCTTTCAATTGTTCGACCGGTGTTTAATATTAGTTCTTTGTTAAGACCTAATGTTTTTCCTAATTCCTCTCCACCAAATTGTAGACTAGTTCCAAAATTCTTTAGATTTGAACTTACTTTTGTTTTTACTGTTTCAGCAGTCTCATTGAATAAATCAGCAACTTCTTCACCAGGTTTTGCTTTCTTAAGCTTAGCCGCAAGCTCAGTAGCATCTATTCCTAATTGTGCAATACCTTTAGTAGATTCATCAAATGCACCGGTTCGCATTACTTTAGCTAACTGTAATCCAGTCTCTTCACCAAATCGTGAAGTAGCATCTGTGATAAACTGTTCCCTAGCTTTTTGCTCATCTTTTATTGCCTGAGCCTCTGCCATTCTACCTTCTTGTGTTAATTGACGAATCTTGTCATCTTCAATTCTAGTTTGAACAACCTCTTCATATTGCATCTTGGCAAGTTGCTGATCCTTTGCAATCTTGTCAGCATCTTTACCTGTCAATGCACTTAGTCGTAGTAAGTTTTCAGTATATTCTAATGATGACTTACGTAGTTTATCTGCATCTTTTGCTTGGCCAACTAATGATTTACCTGACATACCTTGCAATGCAATGTATTCAGCTTGTTTTTCCATTAATTCTTCTTGACCAATGCCTAATCTCTGGAATGCCTCACGTTGTTGATTAGTAACAGCAAGCATTCCCATGAATTTTTTCTGTCCATCAGCCGTAGTTGCACCTAAACTAACAATACCATCACCGGCTTTTTTAAGAGCCTTTGGCATTAAGGCAAATTGTTCATTACTCAGACCAATATTAATACCCATCTCAGCAATACTTTTAGCAGTATGGCCTCCGGCAGCACCCATCTTGTTAAATTCATCTGTAGCTTTTAATGCATTATCTGCTTGTTTAGTGGCAGCTTGAGCCGCCATTGTAGTAGCTTTGATTAGTGCGCCGGCAGCTAATCCAAGTAAACCAAAGTTTTTACCAATACTTAATGCGGCATCGCCGGCACTACCCAATGCCCCGTTAAACTTTGCAAATTCAGTAGATGTATCTGTTAATCCATGTGCAAACTTTTGTAATGCATCTGTCGCTTGAGTTTGTGCTCTAGTTCTATTTGCATCTATTGCATCTTTTTTCTTCTGAGTCTGTGCTTCTGCTTCTTGCATTGCAGTTAACTCTTTGGCATTCTTTGATAAGTTTTTTAATGCATCTGACGCTTTAACTGAACCTGAGGCAACTCCCAAAATTTGATTTATGCCCAAAACAAATGAGGGCATACTATTATTCAACTCACGCAGTGATTCATTGAATTTGTCAATAGCTTCTGGATCTAAATTTTGTGACATGGATTTTACCTACTAAATATTATGTAGTATTTAGTATTGGGCAAAAGCCCGTTTTTTATCAAGGACAATAATGACTATTCAAAACAACCCTTTAAAGCAATATTTTCGCAGACCTTCAATTTATTTAAAATTGCCCAGTGGTGGTACAATGTATTCACCATCTGTGTTAACTATACCAGAGTCTGGAGAATTAGCAGTATATCCAATGACCGCTATCGATGAAATTAGTGCAAAAACACCGGATGCACTGTATAATGGAACTGCAATGGTAGATATCATCAAAAGCTGTATACCTGATATTAAAGACCCATGGTCAATCAATAGTATTGACTTGGATGCTGTATTAATAGCAATTAGGTCGGCTGCTGGTGGAAACGATATGAGTGTAGCATCAGAATGCCCAAGTTGTAAAGAATTTGCAGAATATGCAGTCAATTTGATAGGAATATTAAGTCAACTTAAATCTGCTGATTATAATGAAGAATTAGTTTTAAATGATCTATCAATTAAATTTAGACCACTGACTTATAAAGAAATGAATGAAGCTGGTACTGGTCAAATGGAAGCACAAAGAATGTTTATTCAGTTAGAAAAAGAAGAAGATGAAACTGTTAAAATAAAGAAAACTCAACAGGCATTGAAATTTATTACTGATGTTACAATGCGTATACTATCACAAACTATTACACATATCAAAACTCCTAGTGCTTTTGTAGAAGAAAGAGAATATATATTGGATTATCTACAAAATTGTGACAGAGATACTTATGTTGCTATCAGAGATCATAATAGTAATCTTAAAGCACAGACAGAAATCAAACCATTGAAAATTCGTTGTATGCATTGTCAACATGAATATGAACAACCCTTTACGTTAAATACATCTGATTTTTTCGGATGAGGCTTCTACACCTTGAACACGAGGGTGTAAAGAAGCTGATAGATAATATGGAAGAAGAGTGTACCAATATTAAGAAAAATGCTCTTAGTATGAGTTGGTATATGAGAGGTGGTGTAACATATGAAGATATATTAAACATGTCCTCAGATGAGCGAGAAGAAATTAAGAAAATTATTGATAATAATATGGAAGTGACTAAGAAATCACAATTGCCATTCTTCTAAGCAAATCCGTAACTGTTCATTTATCACATCGGGTTATTATATTGTTTCTTTGTAAAGATGAACTTCGTTCATCTAAGAACTCACTTCGTTCGTTCTTATTGTTTACGGTTATCTAATCTTTAAATTCTTTTTTATTAAAGACTATATTGCCGATTTGAAGCCATGGTAGTGCTATTCAGCACTACCAATGGTAAAGGTTGTTTTGCACGACCGTCATCCAGTGTTATCTATTCCCCATTTAATTAGCTATTTGATGCTATTAAATGCTACCGGTTGCTCTGTAAAGTATATGGGATTGTAGTTGAATTTACGCACATTTGTGTTTCATTCAGCAACGCACATTCTATTGATTCAAGACAAAATATCAATAGACTTGTTGAAGGTTCGCTTTGTCGATTGCCTTCTCGGTATTCCGTGTATATCGCTATACACGCTTACTCCAGATCCGTCAGCACAGCACAATCTGTACAAACTCAAGGAGGTCCTGCAACCAGGACGACACATTTTTATTTTAATTAAGTTGCTATTGTGAGGATGTTGTTATTTGTAATAGTTTGATTTGACGTGGTGTCTGGTGAGCCTGAATATGCTTTTAATAATTGACTGTTGTTTAAGAAGAAACTGTCAAACTCCATAATTATCCAATCTCCTAATTTAGGACTTGTATAATACAAGAAATTGTCAGTAACCCATGTTAGTTTGCTTTGTACAGCAATATAACGACCCTTACGATTGAACTTCATAAAAAGAATATTACAATCGTCAGGATCAGCTACATCCATGAGTTGTTCTAGCCAAGCATCTATCACTTTACATTCCCCTGAAAGTAATAAATGAAACGGAAAATCAGCATAAAACTTACATTCTACATTCATCTTAGTAAAAGTCTGTCCAGGAACTATGTCCCCTTTAAAGCTTCTAATCTGACCTTCATGTAGTACTTGGGTTCTTGATTGATTCTTTCCACCAATATAAGCACCGGATCCGGGAGCACGAATGAAACTTTCACCGTACTTCTCTGAAAGATATTTAGCAATTTCTCGCTCAAAACCTGATCCTTTTGCTTTTTGTGGACTTGACATACTACTACTTATCGTGTGTTTCTGTGTATAAAATTATTCTATATCTACCGCAGTATTGTATGAGGTAAAACCATTTTCTTTAACAACTTTGAGAACGTTTGGTACACGACCTGCTAGTTCTTCTCTGTGTGACACAAGCCAAATAGATTTTTGTCGTCTACGTGACATATCTTTAAGAATTGCAAGACTGTTCTCAACACCCATTGTGTCAAGCCCACTATCAATCAATTCATCAATGAACAATGTATTGATAGGACTATATAATGATTCCCAAACATCACGGAAAGCAAAACTCAAACCAAGAATTAATCTATTGCGTTCACCCCGACTTAGGTTATCAAAGTCAAGTTCACGCCCTAATTCTGTAATCTCAACCTGCAAGTCATTCTTAAAGATAACTTGATGCGGTAGACCAATCTTATCTAAGTAATGTGTCAATCTTGCGTTCAAGTAACTTAAGTTTTGGTCAATAATTTTCTTACGAACAAAGCTATCTTTGCTAGTTAACAAATCTAACAAAAACTTTTGATGTTCCATTGTACGTGTCAATCTATTGATAGCTTCAAAATCAATTGCTTGAAGTGCTTGTGTTTCCATTTCAACAACTTGCTCTGAATATGGATCAGTCTCTTGTGACTTGTTATCAATTTGATTTAAAATGTTAGCAACCTCACTTGAATGTTTGATTGCCTCTGCTTCTGTGTCATAGTGAGTAACAGGTTGAGGACCTAAAACTATAGGAGTCAACTCACTTAGTTGTTCACTAAAAGGATTAGATTCTTGTTTTTTATCTTCCCAAACTTTCTTTAAGTTAGATACATCACCACTGTGACGTATAGCTTCTGCTTCAGTTTTATATGACGGAGTAGGTTTAGTACCTATATCTTTGAGTGCTGATTGGTTAGACTCTAAATGATCTTCCATAATTGCTAAATCAGCTTTTGTATTCTCAAGTAATGTAGTTTTTTCTAATGTAACTTCTAAATGTTTGTCATCATGGAAGTCTTGACCACAAGCATAACACTTGTTATCTTCAAGTTCTTTTATTTCCCGAACCAATTTATCGATTGCTTTTTTTTCTTTTGTGATATTTTTATTTTGGGTATCAATTGCGGTAGCAATAATCTTTTGTTCAGATTCATCCTTAAGCCATTCTTTTAAATCAGTCCATATTTTAAGTTCAGTTTCAATGTCATATTCATTTTTAAGCAAATAGGCTTTGTGTGCTATTGAAACGTCAGTATCATGTTTTTGTTGCCAAGCAGTAGAACGTGCAACTAATGCATTGTACGTATCTTGTGCTTCTTTTTGTTTTGTCCAAACATTCAAATCTTTATGTGCTTGTAACTCTAATTCAATGTTGATTTTGCTTAGTTCATCATACTGAAGTGCCAAACTAGTCAAATCATCATCATGCTTCTTTAGCCACAATGTTTGCCTACGCTTTAATGCGTCAATCTGTTCCTTGACACGCTTGTTAGCTTCTTCAATAGCTTTAACACGAAACTCCTCTTGCTGAATATCATCTTTGCTACGGCGAATCATCTCTTTAATGATTTCAGCCTTCTCACTTAGCAACGTAATACCCATCAACTGTTCAATGATATCTTTTTGTTCGTTATTTTTTAACGCTAAGAATGGTTCGCTATATGTATTCAATACAACAATGTGACGGAACATATCGGCTGACATATTGATAACTTTTTCAATTGCCGCTTGTGTCTCTTTGTTCTCACCTTGTTGATCCTCAGAAGCTTTATCTTGAATATCATTTACATAGAACTTAAGAATGTTTGGTTTACGACCACGCTCAATCTTATAGTTTGTGCCATTGACATTGAATGTCAATGTAACCATCATACCCTTACCATTTGTACGATTAACTAAATTATCCTTACGAATGTTATTAATGGGCGTACCAAACAATGCATAGGATAATCCTTGAATCAAGGTAGTCTTGCCCGTACCATTACGAGCACCATCACCACCTAAGTCTAAATTCTCACCTAGAATAAGTGTTAAGTCTTTCTTGTCAAAGTCAACTGCTTGTGTTACTTGTCCAATAGATAAAAAATTCCGTAATGTAATGTCTTGTAATGTAATCATAGGTTGTTATAAATGTCCAAAAGAATCTTTTTATCAAAATTATTTGATTCAATTGAGTTAATCTGGTCAATAATAATTTGGTCAACACTTTCGAACTTTAGTCCGTCAGCCGTTTGACCGTTCTCATTTGTTTCTACTTTCATAGGAATCAATGCCATCTCTCTTAGTTTATGTTCTGGTATCCATGTCTCACGCAAGAAGTTTGCTTCTTCATATGAGATTTCAATGTCAAGATGTACTCTAACATGGCTGTCAATCAATAGCAAGCCCTCAGGGTTTTCTAAGATATCACTTAGTTTGTGAACACGGAACACGGGCTGTCTTGGCCATGTATGAAATACTGGCTCAGTCCCCCATTCTAATATCATCATGCCCCGGGCGTCATCACCTGCATCAGCATAGTTATGTGGGAAAGCGTTACCAATGTACCAAATGTTTTTACGTGCTTGACGTTTATGAAAGTGACCACTGAATACTTTTTCAAAGCCAGTCATATGGTCTTCGTTAATCTCACCGTGATCGGGCATCTCTACCATAGCATTCATGTGAAAATAAGGTAATTCAAAATGTCCAAACATATATTTGCCACTCATTTTTTGTAATTCCTTGTAGTCATCATGCACAAGCCATGGAGCAATAACTACATCTCCTTGACTGAAGAAGTCGTTGACGATCTTAACGTTTGGTAGATGTTTAGCCCACTCAACGCTATGAATGTCCCTACGGTCACGATAATAAAGATCGTGATTGCCTGGTATAAAATATACAGTATCAAAGTTAGCACTTAGTTTCTCCAATGCTTGTAGTCCAAATTGTAATGTATGAATGTTAATACTTGCACGATGATGATTATAGTCGCCCAAGAAGAAACATGTCTCACAGTTTTCTTTTTTTGCTTTAGTAATGAACCAATCTACGAAATCGGCACAGTCTTGGTTATGTTGTAGGCTGTTTGACTTAAGACCAAAGTGAATGTCGGTAAAAACAGCGGCTTTTTTGAAAAGGTTACTCATTCGTTTATTATATAATAAAGCCGTTACATTAGCAACGGCTTTGGTTAAATTATTCTTCGTATACTGTAGAACTTGACCCGATACCCTGTCGTGACCAACTTGGGTTGAGACCATTGATTTCTAGTATATCATCACGTATGTTTTGATTACGTTTTTCCGTATTCAATACTCTACAGAAACTATTAGTAATAGCGGCTGTGTAATATGCGAATGGGTTTGCACTTTTAGCTTCATTGAATCGTAATCCAACATATGTTAGTTGAAGGATAGCACTATTACGCATCTCATCATTGTACGTATACCCACGCCAATTATATTTCATTGCGTATTTTTCACACATCATAATGTACATACGGGCAAGTTTGTTTGTAATTTTACCATGATCTTTATTAAAGACACCTGTTTCTAAATCACCGTCCCAATGACTTTTACCCACACATTTAAATGTATTATTTGCGTCAATTTTAAAATGTTGGAATGGGGGAAAGTTAACTTTAACATGGACCATATCATCCACTTCAGCTTTAGTAGTATTATCTTCTAGGTCAGCAAAGATTTCATCTGGATCTGGTTCCTCAAAATCAAAGATATCCTTTGCTGTTTTCTTTTTAACTGTTTTGCGGGGCTGTTTTGGTGCAACCGGAACATGATCCCAAGTCATTACACGAAATACTAAATCTGTTATGTTGATTGAATCTGGACTAACAGCATCTTTACTACCTTGTTCTAAACTTAATCTTAAAGCACGTGTTTCTTTAGCTTGTTGAATAGTTTCTGCTTTGAAAGCATATTCTAAGCTGTCTTCCATACTAGATTGGGGCATATCTACAATGAAGTCATAGCGATGATAGCTTGGGTCTGCAAAGTAACAATAAGCGTTTTTGCTTTCGTGAATCTCTTTTAGAATGTCTTTATTATTTAAATAGTTGACAGGTTTGCGTGAGGGTAGGGACATAGTTCTCCGTTAGTATGTTGATGTAAGTATAACATTATTGTTGCAGAATAGCAACTATTTTGTGAGGGAAAGGGTAAAAATACTACTTTATTTAGTAGATAAATATAAGTAAGGATAACAACATATTATGCCATCATATTCAAGCCTGACACCTGCACAAAAGATACAGTACGCAAAAGATGTATCTATGGCTAATAACGGTGTAACACAACCTAACACTACTGCAATAAACATTGTAAATTTGGATAAATTAATTACATCTACTTCAGTAGATATTAACGCAACTAAACAGTTATTAGGTAGTTTACAATTAACTTCCGGAGCCTCACCTTATACTTACCCGGTACCATTTTCATCATTACCGGGAGAAGTACAATCTAAACTTAAGCAGTTTATTCCACCTGGATATACTCCTCCTACCACTATAACTGGACAAGAACTTATTGATATTGAGCAAGGGGTGTTGAATAGTCTACAAGAATTAAAAGCAAATCCAGCTACTTTGCCCAAAGCCGGTATAGGGACAGTGCCGGCTGTACAGCCGGCAGCCATACCCGCAACCACATTACCAACAAATACAACACCTGCAAGCACAACAGCACCGTCTATTAACACATCAAACTCAACAATTTCCAACGTATTAACTGCTGCCGCAGTCATAGGTGGAGGAGCATTAGTAGTAAATGCATTGAATAACCGTGTGCAAAATGCTACCCCTGCCCCTACTACCCCTACCACACCCGCCCCTATTGTACCCGCAGTTGAAAATGCAACAACGCCTGCTACTGGACAAAATGCAGCCACTAATGCTGCCTTCTTAGATGCTAATGCAGAACCGCAACAACTTGTAGACCCTAATACTGATCCTAATACTAATATTGGTAATGACTCACAAACACCGGCACCTCAACCTCAACAAACAATAACTCTTGCCAGCGATCCTAATACTAACATTGGTGCAGAGGCACAAATACAAACACCACAACCAATAAATCCAAATAGTGACCCCAACACTAACATTGGAACAGAAGCACAAGATTTAGTTTATGACCCATTACAAGAACCTCCCATTACCAATGACGGAGATGAGTTTAGTGGTATAGATGAACAAGTACAAAGACAAAAAGATTTAGAAGATGGATCATTAGAATTTGCAGGTATAGATGACCAAATAGCCGCTAATGAAAACGCATTACAAGAACCTCCTCTATTATCTGATGAAGAAGTAGAACAACAGTTAGGATTAGCGGCAGCACAAGAAGAAACTATTACTCTACAAAAAGTACCTGATGAGTTTGATGGGATAGATGCACAAGTTGCCGCAAATAAGGCACAAGCTGATTTAGATGCACAAGATGCCGCAGTTGGTGGCGGCGGTAAAGGTATATCTACTGCATTAAATGATACCCGTAGTACAGCAACAAAAGATGATAGTGCTAATTTTCAACAGAAACCAGATTGGCGAGCAAGATTAAGTCTATCTCCAGGTGCTAATTATTTATATAAAGTACCTGCAGGGCAAGCAGGTATATTAGCACCACTGCAATCAACCGATGGAGTAATTTTTCCATATACTCCGGCAATTTCAGTTACATACAGCGCAGGATATGATGCAAGTGACTTAATACATAGTAACTATAAAGTTTATCAATATAAGGGAAGTAGTGTAGATACTGTATCTATTACTGCGGATTTTACTGCACAAGATACAACTGAAGCAAATTACTTATTAGCGGTGATACATTTTTTTCGTAGTGTTACTAAAATGTTTTATGGGCAGGATAAGAATCCAAATAACGGAGTACCCCCACCATTATGTTACTTGAGTGGGTTTGGAGCATATACTTTTGATGCACACCCATTGGTTGTGACTAATTTTACATATACCACTCCAACAGAAGTAGATTATATTAGAGCAGGCAGTCAAACTAATCAACCGGGAGTAAATATATCCCAACAAAAACCCGTATTAAATAGTTTTGTCCCGCCCGTAGTAAGGGTAGCAATGAATGGGTTAGCACCCAAAGTACCAAACTTCACAACACAAAATACAATGATTAACTCTGAAGCAACGTATATACCTACAAAAATACAATTGCAAATAACATGTATACCTATAGTTACAAGAAATGATATCAGCAATAAATTCAGTCTCAAAGAATATGCAACAGGTGCATTATTACGAGGAAGTAAACGTTCAGGTGGAGGTATTTGGTAATGTCTAATAATAGTTTATATCCAGCATCAAGTCCGTATTTTGCTACAGGCGTAGTGAATGGTAGATTTTTAGATGTATTAGTAGATAGATCCATTCCTAAATTGGGTAGCGATAGATATTGGGAAATAACACAAACATATAATTTACGTCCCGATATGTTAGCGTATGACTTGTATAGTAATTCAAAGCTATGGTGGGTATTTGCAAGCAGAAATCCAAACACATTAGCTGATCCGTTTTTTGATTTTACTGCGGGAACTAGCATATATCTACCAGACGCCGCCACATTAAAACAAGTATTAGGTATATAAATGGCAATATTATACGGTGATTACGGTGAGATAATATCTTCTACACCTGATAAAAATGATTTAGGCGGGACCGACGGTGACGGTGAATATAGCTATGATAAAGACTATGCCTCCCGTCTATCTACCAAAGAAAATAATGCTACTGCAACCGGTAGTGATGAAAAAGAAACTATCAATAAAAGTTTTGCAGGTCAAACACAATCAGGTAAAGCCCAATCACCTGCAGGCAATAGTGTAGTTGATAAAGGTGTAGGTAAATCACCTAAACCAGGTAGTAGATTACAAAACCCATTAGGTAATTTCAGTAGTTACACATACCAACTAAGCTTGTATATGATAACACCTGACGCATATGATGCATTTCAGTTATCAGGTAGAAAAAATATCAATGCATTATCAGCAACAGATGCTAATGGACAAGCAACAAACGGTGGTGCATTTTTAATTGCACAATCAGGTGGTGTTAATAATACCACAAGCAAGAGAGCACCCGGATTTGAATTAGATTTTTACATTGACGATTTAAAAATTAAAAATGCTGTTAACGGTAAAAGTACTCAGAGTACATCCAATGTAACAAGTTTGTCATTTAACATATATGAACCATATGGTTTTTCTTTTATTACTAAATTGAAAAGAGCAAGAGATGCTTTAGTAAAAAATAGTAAAATAAAAAATTATGAAAAAGCCACAAACGGCACTAAACAATTTTTTGTATTGGGTATTAGATTTCAGGGATATGATAAAAATGGAAATATAGCAAATGCTAGCCAAGTGTTTGCGGATGATACACTAAACACCAGCCCGGATGCTAGCGGTGTATATGAAAGATTTTATGATATATTATTAACATCAATGAAATTTAAAATTAACGGCGGTGCGACAACATATAACATAGGAGGGTCTGTTGTATCAACTACGGTTAGTATGGGAACAGCTAGAGGTATGGTAAATACCTATGTACCTGTTTCAGCAGGAACAGTTGAAGAAGCATTGGTAGGTAAAGGCGACGGAATCACAAGCTTGTTACAAACATTAAACGAGACTCAGAATGAATTAAAAAGAGAAAAAGCAATTGAAATACCAAATGTATATGGTGTTAGATTTGTAGGAGACACTGCTTTATTAAAAAACGCAAGACTTGTTACTGATGCAGATTTAGATAAATCTAGATATCCAATGAGTAGGGCAGATAATGCAAATGAAGTAAATGAATCTACTAGTATTAATGCAGTGCCAGATACCACTAGAAAATTAATACAAGTTAAAGGTGGTATTCCCATAGCACAGGCAATTAATAATATTATAAAACAGAGTTCATACATGGCTGATGCACTTAAAGTTATATTTCTTGCAAGTGAAGAACCTGATGAAGACACGGGCAGTAATGAGGTTATTGTTAAAAAAGATGTACCGCCTGTCAAGTGGTACAATTTAAGTCCGGAAATTAAATGTTTAGGATTTGATAATAAAGTGGGTGATTTTGCGTATGAAATTACATACGTCATACAACCATATGAAACTCCTGCAGCCGCATCTCCTTACACAAAATCTAGCAAATATTATGGCCCGCATAAGCGATATGAATATTGGTTTACGGGTAAGAATAGTGAAATATTGTCATATGAGCAGACAATGGATAATACGTATTTTAATGTAGCATTAACCCCTAATGGAGATCCAGCTAGTCAAGGTGGAGGCGCAACGGTACCTACATATCCAAATCAGAAACAAAATCAAGACTCACAAGGAGGATTAAATGTTGGTATGGAAGCACAAAATGCATACATGACTAGTTTATTTGATCCGGGTGCATATACTAAAGCAAGAATTACTATATTAGGTGATCCAGATTATTTGTCACAAGAAACACCGGCAAGTATTAATCAGATATACAATCAATTTTATGGTAGTGATGGGTTTACTATCAATCCAAACGGTGGACAAGTTTTCATTGAAATAGATTTTAAAGAAGCAACAGATTATAAGAATAGTGATGGTTTGATGAGTATAAATTCATCAATATATTTTTGGAATTATCCAGCCGCAGTAGCTAATAAAGTTAAAGGTGTTAGTTATATGGTGCTTGATATAGAACATAGCTTTAAAAGTGGCTCCTTTCAGCAAACATTGAATTGTACCATTAATGATTTCCCCGGAGTATTAGGCACACCGGCTGCGGCACTTGGTGGAAGAGCAAATGTAACAGATGCAACCGCCGCAAGAACCGGAGTAGCATTAACAAAAGAAAATGCAAATAATGCAAGATCCGCATTCGCCGCAAATGATCCTAGAAGAATAGATTTAGCAGGATCAGATGTACGTACAGGTACGAGTGAAGGTGGCGACGGGCCTACACCAAGTAGTGGAGGCACCACATCAGCTTCATCCGGATATACTCCTGATAATGAATTTTCTGGTGTAGATGAAGCAGTGGCAGCTAATAGATTGGCTGATGATATTTCACTTTTCTATAGTAGTTCACCAAATACAACTACAACAGAAAATACAAGACAAGGTGTAGCAAATGATGATAGTGTACAAAGTGTGGGGCTAACACAAGCAGGTGTTGCCAATGCTCAAAGCCCTGACGCTGGCAGAGAAACGCAAGATACTACATTAAACACTAGAACAAGACCCGGTGAAGGTGTATAACATTAAATAATTAATATGGCAAATAATATCTTTAAACCCAAAGGCGCAACAAGCGCAAGTAAATTAGGTGCAGGAGGTGCGGTAGTTAGTCCGGTGCCTGTATTTGGAGTAGTGAAAGATAATATTGATCCAATACGTTCAGGTCGATTGAGAGTTTATATAAGTGATATGGGAGGCACTGATCCTTCTGATAGTAATAGTTGGATTACAGTTAGTTACATGACACCTTTTTATGGACTAACTGAGGGTACAGGTGATAAGACAGGATACGGAACATATTTACAAAATCCTGTCAGTTATGGAATGTGGAGTAGTCCACCTGATATAGGCACAACTGTTATTTGTGTATTTGTTAATGGTGATCCTAATTACGGATATTGGATCGGTTGTGTACCAGAACCAGAAGCATTGTTTATGGTGCCAGCAAACGGATCAACAGAAACAGTAGTTACTAATTCAAGTGAAGCAAACAGTTATGGTGGGGCAAAAAAATTACCCGTCACTAACATCAACACAAATAATAATGCAATCAATGATAGTCCTACATTCTATAATGAACCTAAACCAGTTAACAGTTATCTTGCAGGTGTATTAAATCAACAAGGTTTAATTAGAGATACAATTAGAGGTACTATCGGTACATCAGCGCAACGTGAAAGTCCTAGTCGTGTTGGTTGGGGAGTTAACACTCCTGGTAGACCTATCTATGAAGGTGGCTTTACTGATGAAACAATTGCTGACGCCGCAACCGGTGAAGGACAACAGAGTGGATTAAAAATAACTTCACGTAGGGTTGGTCATAGTATTGTAATGGACGACGGTGACCTATTAGGTAGAGATCAATTAATAAGAATACGTAGCAGTTTGGGGCATCAAATACTAATGAGTGATGATGGTCAATGTTTACATATCATTCACGCTAATGGACAAAGTTGGGTTGAGTTAGGTAAAGAAGGTACTATTGATTTGTATGCTACCAACTCAGTTAACATTAGAACACAGGGCGATTTAAATTTACATGCTGACAACAATATCAATATGCATGCCAAGAAAGATTTTAATCTTTATGGAGAAAATATCACTATTAATAGTGATAAGAAAACTGATTTTAGAATTGGTACTGATTATAAAATACAATCATTGGGTCAATATACATTAAAAGTAGGTGCCGGGATGAGTTTAAATTCAGGCGGAGAGGCAAGTTTTGCTAGTTCAGCAACTACCTTTATTAACGGTAGTAAGGTTAATTTAAATACAGGATCAGCTGGCCTTGTACCAGCTGAAGTTAAACCAATAACGGTTGTAGCACATACTGATACACTGTATGATTCAACTAAAGGTTGGGCAGCCGCACCAGGATCATTGTTTAGTATTGCAAGTAGAGCACCTGCACATGCACCGTGGTCTAGTGCAAATCAGGGTGTAGATGTTAAAGTAGACAATAATGCTAATGCTAATTTCCCAAGTCCCCCATCTTTGGCAGTTGCGGCAGTAAATGCACAAGTATCTGATACCCCTAACACTCCTGTATCTGCAAGTGTATCTGCGACAGTGCCAGTCACTGGTGCAATTAGCAAAGCACTAGACAAAAATACTACAACAAACATGGTTGGACAAGTAGCGGCTATGGCACAAACGGGTCCGGCTGCAGCCGCTACTGCATTAGGTGCAAGTGTTGTACAAACAGCGTCCGGACCAGTTGCGGCAATTGGTAAGTTGGCACAAAGTCCTCAGCAAATGGAATCTGCTGGAATACTGAAGCCCGGATCAGCCGTATTGATTGCCTCACTAATTTCTCAGGGTAAAACAGTTGAAGAAGCAATGACGGACAACTTGTTTACTGGCATGCCAGGTGCAGAGAATTTACAAGCCTATATAGCTAGTACCACTGCTCAAGTTAAAACTCAAGTTTCTACTTTCCAACAAGCACAAACTCAACTAACCCAATCAGGTGTTATGACAGGTAAGGAAGCATCCGGTGCAGTAGCTGGTATAATTACGGCAACAGCAACAGCTGGACTATCCAACACTGTTAATTTTATGAAAACAGCGTCCGGCAATTTAGGAAAAGGTATATCTAACATTGGAGCATCAGTTGGTAAATCAGTTAATGGATTAATAGGCAGTGTAACTGGATCAATAACCTCAGGTAATTATGCGGCCAATTTAGCTGAATCAAGCACCGGAGGATTAAGTTCAATAGCAGGATCATTATCTGGATTAGCAAAAGGAGCTACAGCTGGATTGTCTGGTATGTTTGATAGTGCAAAAGGTATTGCTGGATCGGCATTTGCCGCAATTACTGGTGGATTCCCAGCACTTAAAGCAGGTGTACCGCAAAACTTAAAACAAATTGCGGATAAGGCTACAGCAGATGTACAGGCGTCTGGCACAGAAGCAAGTGATGTTGCCGGAGTATTGAAATCTGCAGCCTCAGCTTCAGGAATAGATGCCGCAAGTATCGCATCAGGAGCCGCATCATCAGCAATTAACGGATTGGATAGTGTTACTAAAGCAGTAACAACTGGCGTAGCAGCCGCATCAAGTGTCGCAAATGTTGCACAAAATGCAGTTAACTCAGTTGGAGCATTATTACCTGGTAACTCTTCTACCGGACTAAGTGGACTACCCGGAGCACAAAATGCAGTAGCAACGGTTATCAATGGTGCGAAAGGTGCAATCAATTCAATACCGGGTGCTAGCAATATATCCGGAGCAATATCACAAGTTACTGCATCTATAAGTACCGGTAACTTAGCAGGTGGCGCAAGTAGTTTAATAGATAAATTAAAAGCTCCCGGAGCATCATTACAAGCATTAGCAAGTATTGGACTAAGTCCAGCATTAGCTTCAAAGTTAAATAGTTCTATTGCATCATTAAGTTCAGGTGGTGCAGTCTCAATTACATTGCCTGTTGTCGGCATCAATACAAATGACCGCACATCATTAACAAGTCAGTTATCTAGTGTATTTGGTAGTCCAAAGATACCATTACCTAATTATGGTGGTAATCCTGCAACTACGGGGGACACCCCAAGCACTGAAAAACTGTTTGAAAAACTCAATGAACAAGCTGAATTGACCAAAAAATTAATGGCTAAAATTGAAGAAGTTAGAAACGCTAGATTAGAATACGCTAAAGCAAAAACTGAACTTCCAGCAGGTGACCCTCAACTGGATGTACTGAGAGATAAATGGTTTGCGCTAGGTGAAGAGCTAAAAACCTTAAACACAGTAGCATAAATATAGCTATAGGATAAACTATGCCAACATATGTAGGATTCTCAACAATCGGGGCAAATGAGCCAAAGACAACTAATGCCAGTACTGGCATAGATGGCGGTACCGGCGGTGTGTTAAAGCCAACTATCCCGGGTAAAAAGTATCGTATTGTAGACGAACCATTGGTAATTAGAGATTTTGTCAATGCACTGAACATTCAGCAGGGGCAGAAAGTTGGAAATCCTGGTTATGGTTCTACTATTTGGAGTTATATTTTTGAGCCAAATGATGCTGACACTAGATTGACAATTGAAAATGAGATACGTAGAATTGGTAACAATGATCCTAGATTAATCATCAATACAGTAAAAAGTTATACACAGGAAAATGGCATATTACTTGAAGTAGAATTGGCTATTGCACCCTTCAATAATGCAGAAATATTGAATGTTTTCTTTAATAATTTAACTAATACTGCTAGCATACAATAACAAAAACCGTTGTTTTCATTTAAGATAAATACTTAAAAGAGAATAACTATGGCAACATCATCCCGACAATCAGCAATATTTGGTGTTCAGAATTGGCAACAAATCTATCAAACCTTTCGTGAAGCCGATTTTAAAAGCTACGATTATGAAACCCTACGCAAGAGTTTCATAGATTATTTACGTACTTATTATCCTGAAACCTTCAACGATTACATTGAATCTAGTGAATTTATTGCAATATTAGACGTTATTGCGTTTATGGGACAGGGTTTAGCCTTTCGTAATGACCTAAACACACGTGAAAACTTTATTGATACGGCTGAGCGTAGAGATAGTGTTATCAAATTAGCAAATTTAGTAGGTTATAATCCTAAACGTAATATTGCAGGTCAGGGCTATCTTAAAGTAACAAACATTAGTACAACTGAAAACATTACCGATGTTAACGGAATCAACTTAAGTAATCAAACTATTCTTTGGAATGATCCTGCAAATGCTGGTTGGTTAGAGCAGTTTAACACGATTATCAATAGTGCATTAATTAACAGTCAGCGTGTTGGTCGCCCCGGTAACTCAGCAGAATTATTAGGAGTAAAAACGGATGAATATTCATTAAATATTCCTCCTGCTAATTTACCTATTGTACCATTCAGTAGCACAGTAGATACCATCAATATGAATTTTGAATTAGTAAGCGCAACTAGTCTAGATCAGGATTCTGTTTATGAGATTCCACCTGCACCTAGTGGTAAGATGAACATGATGTATCGTAATGATAAATTGGGTTATGGTAGTCCAAATACAGGTTTCTTCTTTTATTTTAAACAAGGAACATTGCAGACTTACGATTTTAATTTAGCTCAACAGATTAGTAATCAAGTAGTTGATATTGATATTCAAGGTATCAACAACACCGATACTTGGTTATACCAATTAAATTCTAGCAATGGTGGTAGAACGCTTTGGAGATTAGTAGATAGTGTATATGCTAATGCTTCACTTCAAACCGAGAATAGTTACAAAAAAGTATTCTCAGTTGTATCAAGGTTCAATGACCAAGTTAGCTATAGTTTCGGTGATGGAGTATTTTCCGAAGCACCTGTTGGAACATTTAGAGCATATGTACGTGCAGGTAATGCATTAACATATACTATTGATCCAACTGAAATGCAGGGGATTCAAGTAACAATACAGTATATTAGCAGAACAGGACGAACAGAAGCACTCACTATAGGATTATCATTACAAACACCAGCTTCAACAGCGCAAGCCAGAGAATCATTAGCAAACATTAAACTACGTGCTCCTGCTCGATATTATACTCAGAACAGAATGGTTAATGGTGAAGATTATACAAATTTCCCATATACATTATACAGTTCAATTATTAAAAGTGCCGCTATTAATCGTAGTTCTATTGGCGTGTCTAAAAATTTAGACCTACTTGATCCTACAGGAAAATACTCCAGCACGAATTCATTTGCAGGTGACGGGGGTCTATATCAAAATAGTGATGATGGTTATTTATTATTAACTATTACAAACACCGGTGATATCATTAAATTCTTAACTGATTCATTAGCACTTGCTTTGTCTGACAATCGTGCAAAGCAATATTATCTACAAAATTATCCACGCTATAATATTAATGTTGCGTCAGGTGATGGCGTTGTATATTGGAATACAAGTACAGTAGATGCAAATAGTAATACAGGTTATTTTTATAATATAAGTGGATCAGCTAATGTTCCAATAGCTACTGGCACATATAATACACATAATATGAAATATGTTACCAAAGGTGCGTTAATTAAAGTCACAGCACCCGCAGGTGCATACTTTGATTCAACTAATAGATTAGTATATGGTATTGCAAGTCCAAGTGACACCTTATTTTATTGGACAACTATATTAAGTGTAATAGGTGATGGTTATAATAATGGCACTGGTAATTTTAGTAATGGATCAGGACCAGTAACATTAAATGGATTTATTCCTACCGGAGCTATTATCACTCAGGTTATTCCTGCATTCGGTAACACACTTCCTACAGCAGTAATTAATGAATGTGTTATTAGAATGGAATTAAATCAAAGTTTCAGTTTGAAATTTAATAATGCTTTATTAATTACACAAGATAGGTGGAGTATTGATGCATATGATGCATCTGGATGGTTTGTAAATTTTAATAGTATAGGTAGTAATAGATATCAAATATCATATAGGTCATTGCGCTATTATTTTGGTAGTGTTGCTGATACTAGATTTTGGTTTGAAACAGGTAAGTTAGTGTATGATCCTTTTACTGGAAAAATATTAGCAGATTATGTTAAAGTATTGCCATCTAATTCTCAACCTAGTAGTAATTATCCATTAGCAAGACCTGTACAGGTTAATGTAATTGGTCAAACAGTGGAGAGCGATGGTTATGTCAATGATTTTGAAGTTGAAGTAGCAAGTATAGATGTTAACAATAAAGAAATTGTAACTGATCCTGATTTTTTTGAAACGGTAACAGGTTATGTAACCGGTGGAATTAATACAGGTATCTATACATTCTTTGAATTGATAGAGGACGCCGTTAATTTATCTCGATATCAATTGATATACACTAGTGATGTAGTATATCAATATCCTACATTATCTAATATTGAAGTTGTTAAGTATGAATATCCTTTAGGACAAGTATTTTACGCATATAGTGATAATGTATTTTACACAACAGTGCAAGATACCGCAGTCACTACGCCGTACTACTTAGTGATTAGTCAACCCCAATATTTAATGAAGCCCGGTAGACAAGAGTTAGCATATCAATATAGACATAATAGCAATAATACTACACGTATTGATCCTACTACTACAAATATTATTGATTTATATTTAGTAACACAAGCATATTATACTGAGTATACAAATTGGATTCAAGATTCTACTGGAACTATTACAAAACCAAATGTCCCAACCATTAATGAATTGCAACAGGCATATAGCAATCTAAATGAATACAAAATGTTAACTGATAGTGTAGTACCTAATAGTGTTCGGTTTCTTCCACTGTTTGGTACAAAGGCACCAACTCAACTACAGGGAACGGTTAAGGTAATTAAATCTCAATCAACCAATGCAAGTGATAGTGAAATACGTAGTGCAGTTTTATCTGCAATGAATAGTTATTTCAATATTAATAATTGGGGATTTGGAGACACATTCTATTTCTCAGAATTGAGTGCATATTTACATGCACAATTAGGTGATTTAGTAAGTTCAGTAGTTCTCGTACCAAATGACCCTACAATGAGTTTTGGTGATTTATATGAGATTAAATCAGCACCGTTTGAGATTTTTGTAAATGGTGCAACTGCAAATGATGTATTAGTAATTGCGGCACTCACACCAGTGCAATTACAAATAAGATAAGTACTATATAATAACAGAGAGTTATAATGGCAGCACGAATTAGAACACTAAACTTTTTACCAGAAATATTTCAAACACCCACTAATGCACAATTTTTAGGTGCAACTCTGGATCAAATTGTTGACCAACCAAACACGATGCAAATCGAAGGTTACATTGGTAGCAGATTTGGTTACGGTATTAATGCTAAAGACAATTATGTAGTTGAACCTACTAAAACAAGAATAGATTATCAATTAGATCCAGGTGTTGTGTTTACAAAAACAAACACTAGTACTGCTAAAGATTTCATTAGTTATCCGGGTATAATTGATGCATTAAGATTAGAAGGTGCTATTACAAATAACAATGATAGATTGTTTAATAGTGAATTCTACTCATGGGATAGTTTTACTAACCTAGATAAAATTATTAACTTTAATCAATATTATTGGTTACCAACTGGCGCCCCGGTTGTTAATATTTCAACTGATATTGTTTACACTGCGGCTGACTATACTGTTCAAAGTTTACCCAATGGATATAATATTTCTAGTGACGTTAATCCTGCCGGAACAACAAACCCTACACTAACATTAATTCGTGGCGGCACATATACTTTTACAGTAAATCAACCTACTGAATTTTGGATACAGGGAAAACCGGGCGTAACCGGGTATGATCCACAACAGCTCAACGTGCAAACCCGCGATGTATTAGGTGTAGAGAATAATGGAGCCACCGTAGGTGTTGTAACATTTAATGTACCATACAAAAATGCACAAGATGATTACAATTTCCCCGGTAGTAATCAAGTAGATGTTGTATCCACTACACCATATGATAACATTAATGGTCAGTTGTTAAGCACCGTTACAAATATAGATGGCGTAACAAGTCTAGAAGGTTTAACCGTAATGTTCTACAACACCGGTGTTGTAAATGAACAAGGGTATATTTCTAAGTTCTATGACACTACTACCTATGATGAAGAAACTAGTTCATCTGTTTCACCAAATGGAGGAGCACCATATACTCCTCCGGGAAATAGTACAAATTTTGCAAACTATGAAGGTGGATATTATACTGATGTGTCTGCTACGTTCTATACAATTACATATGAAGGTTCAATATCCGATCCTGTGTTAAGACTAGTATACGCTGGAAGTATTCCCACAAATCAAAAAATTACAGCAAATTACGGCACAGCATGGAAGGCAAGAGATTTCTATCGTAATAATTTTGGTTCTATTAACCTTATCCCTTACCAAAGCGCAGTATTAGATACATTATATTACCAAGATGGTACTAGTCCAAACAAAGTAGGTATCATTAGATTAATTGAAAGTAATTCAACAAATCAATTAGACATTACTACTATATTAGGAAAAGAACAATATACTTCGCCGAATGGTGTAGTTTTTACAAATGGTCTTAAAGTAAGTTTCTCGGGTGACATTTTTCCTAGAAGTTATAAAGAAGGTGAGTATTATGTAGAAGGTGTAGGCACATTCATTGAATTATTAGATACTAGTACATTAATTGCGCCAGAACCCTTTACTACAGGAACTTACACACCATACGATTCATTGCCATATGATATAGGTAATTTTGATAGTACTTTGTATATTCCTTTGTATCAAGACTATATTACTATATCAAGAAATAGTATTGATAAGAATGCATGGAGTCGTAGTAATAGATGGTTCCATGTAGACGTAATTAATGCAACAGCAACATATAATAATAACCCTAACATTGCAACACTTTATGCCACACAAGATAATAAAGCTAAACGCCCTATTATTGAATTCTATCCTAACTTAAGATTATTTGATAACGGAGTTATAGGTAAAGCTCCTATTGATTTCTTTGATGATAGAACAACTGATGCCTTTAGTTATGTGGCTGGACAAGAAAACTATTGGCCGGATGTTGAAGTATATACAGCATATACTGCTCAAATTGCAAGTACTACCGGAACGTCTACAACTATTACAATAGATTCAGATGATATTACTGGTGCGTTTCAAATTGGTCAATATATAAATGACACTACTAATGTCCTTCCTAGAAATACAACAATTACTGATATTAGCGGAACAACTACCATCACTCTTACCGTAGCATGGAATGATCCTACTACTATTGTGTCTACTACAACATCTTCATTGGTTGCAAATGATTTATCTAACGATAACTATTCATTATACGATGGTGCAAGAATTGTATTTTCTGCTGATACAGATTCAAATGTTAAAGATAAAATTTATGTTGTAAGATTCTCTGATATACAAGGTACCGGAACATCTTTAATTACTCTTACGGAAGCAATTGATGGATTAGTACTACCATTAGAATGTACCTTTGCCTTTAAGGGTTATAATAATCAAGGTAAGAATTTTTACTTTGATGGTATAATATGGTTATTATCACAACAAAAAACTACAGTTAATCAAGCTCCGTATTTTGATGTTTTTGACAATGATGGAATTAGCTTTGGTGATACCGATGTATATGTTGGTACCTCATTTGCAGGAAACAAGTTGTTCAGCTATGGAATTGGTTCAGGTATAAAGGATATAATATTAGGATTCCCGCTTCGCTATAGCTCAGTTAATAACGTAGGTGATATAAGTTTTGATGTGCCGTTAAATAGTGCCATTTTCAATTATGTACAAGGGTCATCCCCCATCACGCAAAAAGTTAATACCGGTTATGTATATAATTATACTTCTAGAACAAATGTTATTAGACAATTAGGTTGGCAAACAGCAGTTGCAGAGAGCCGTCAATATCAAATCTTTTCTTTTGACTATATTGCATCTGAAGCAACAACAACCTATACATGCGATATAGCTGCCTCAATAGATACTGTATGGCCTAATATTCAAGTTTATGTTAATAATGTATTACAGGATACATCAACATACACTTTTACTATTACAGAAAATTCTACGATAGTAAATTTTACCGTACCTAATCCATTAATTGATACCGTAGTTGAGATTACATTATTAAGTGACCAAGTAAGTCCTACTGCATATTATCAAATACCTATCAACTTGCAAAATAATCCATTCAATGATGATGTGACTGTAGTAAATGTAGGTGATATACGTGGGCAGTATCAAAGTATTTTCTATAATAATCCAAACACAACCGGTGTCATTTTTGGTTCAAATAATTATAGAGATTTAGGAAATCTTGTGCCATGGGGTACTAAAATTATTCAGAACAGTGCTTCATTGGCATTATCGGGGTCACTATTAAGATCACCAAATTATAATTTGTTTAACTCATTACAATATAATAGTCAACAATATATAAATTTCAAATCACTATTAGTTTATACAATAGATAAAACAGAATATACTATAAGACAAACACCGTCGTTCATATTAGATGATGCACTAGATCAAATTACTGCAAATAAAACAAATTCAGAACCTTTTTTCTGGAGTGATATGTTGCCAAGTAAATCGGCATATACTACAAATACATACACCTTTGCTAATTCTTTAGATGTAAGTATATACCCATTAACACGTATATATAATTTTGATACTGCTAATTATTATGGTGTATTAGTTTATTTGACGACAACGATTAATAATGTCACTTCAACTGTGCAATTAGTTATAGCTCAAGATTATACGGTCAGCATAGATAGTCCGTCACTTACTATTACAAAAGATTTGTTACCCGGTGATATCGTGACTATTAAAGAATATAATCAAACATTTGGCAGTTTTGTTCCAAACACACCAACTAAATTGGGTTTATACCCTTCATTTATACCGAGTGTTGTATTGGATTCTGATTATTCACAACCAACATATTTTATATTAGGGCATGATGGTTCTTATACTAAGTTATATGGTGATTATATTGATGGATATTTAGTTGATTTTAGAGATCAAGCACTATTAGAATTTGAGACTAGGGTTTATAATAACTTAAAATTGTCAGATTTAATTCCGATAAGCAAATATGATGTTATACCGGGATTCTTTAGAACTACTGATTATTCATATGATGAAGTATTGCAGATATATAGCCAATATTTCTTAAACTGGGTTGGTCAAAATCGTATTGAATATAAGAAGCAATTCTATCAGTCAACTGACCAGTATAGTTACAACTATAATCAATCAGGTAATAAGATTAATGGTCAAGCGTTTGAACAAGGATTTTGGAGAGGTATATATGAATATTTCTATGATACTAGCACACCAAATATAAGTCCATGGGAAATGATTGGCTTCACTGATGAACCAAGTTGGTGGACTACTAGATACGGCCCTGCTCCTTATACAAGCGATAACTTAATATTATGGGGAGATATGGCAGCGGGCATTAATTGGAATAACGGTGATCCAATTGTGTTACCTGAATTTATTAGAGAAGAATTGTTACAAGTCATACCAGTAGATACTGCTGGCAATTTGTTATCTCCTTTTGATGCTGTCATGGGTAATTATAGTCAACGAACTTTCCGCAATGATTGGGTAGTTGGTGATGTTGGCCCTGCAGAATTTAGCTATCGTAGAAGTAGTAGCTGGCCTTTTGATTTAATGAAGATTCTTGCCCTTACTAAACCTGCTCAATTCTTTAATTTAGGGTTTGACGTAGACAACTACAAATATAGTACTGAGTTTAAACAGTATCTAGTTAATAATCGTAGTCATTTAATTATTAGCGATGTTGCCATATATGGTAATGGCACCGCTAAGACAAGTTATGTGAATTGGATAGTCGATTACGAAAAACAAATGGGGGTTGATGCAACACAGAATATTACTGATTTGTTTGATAATCTAGATGTAAGATTAATTTATAGACTCGCCGGATTCAGTGATAAAAGTTTACTTGGCTTCTATGTAGAAAAAGGAACACCAAATAGTAGAAATGCGTCATTATTAATTCCTGACGAAAGCTATAGTATGATATTGTATGATAACATACCCACAACTACTATTGTGTACAGTGGAGTTATTATACAAAGCACAAGCGCCGGTTGGAAAGTCTTTGGCAACTCACAGGATACAGCATATTTTACAACGGTAACACCTAAAATTAATGGTAATTATAACAAAATTACTGTAGGAGATGTTTCAGTACAGATTGCAAATGATTATACTGAAACAAAAACTAATATAATTCCATATGGTACTGAATTTGTTGACATACAATCGTTATGTCAATTTGTTGCTAGTTATGGTCAATTCTTATTAACTCAGGGTGTATTATTTGACCAGATTGAATCTGGTATAGATGTTAACTGGCGTCAAATGATTACTGAATTATTATATTGGTCACAATCTGGTTGGGAGATAGGTAGTTTAGTTAACTTAAATCCAGCCGCTAATTTGATTACAATTAATAAAGATAGTCATGTGGTACAACCATTGACTTTACAAAAACAAAACTTTATATTGAATCAAAACTTTTACCCAATACAAAGTGTAGATTTGTCTATAAATCGTGATAGTACATTCTTTAGTGCTAGACCATTAAATGAAGGTGATACTGTTGCATACGGTCAATTTAATATTAGCAATTTTGAGCATGGTGTTGTTTTTGATAATGTAACAGTATTCAACGATGTTTTATATAATTTGACTACTGGATTAAGACAAAATCGTATTTTAACTAGGGGCACAAAATCTGCTGAATGGAATGGTACAGTTGATGCACAAGGCTTCATCTTAAATCAAGATAATATAGAAGAATGGAATACTAATTCAAAATATACTCGTGGCAGTATTGTTAAGTATAAAAACAGATATTGGTTTGCATTAAAAGTATTAAATGCAAAAGAAGTGTTTGAAGAACAAGATTGGAAAGTAACAGATTATAATGAAATTCAAAAAGGTCTTTTACCAAATAGTTCCACACGTTCATATGAGAGTACTTTATATTATGACACAAATAAAAGCAATTTAGACCAAGATAGTGATTTACTAAGTTGGTCATTGATTGGATATCGACCACGTGATTATCTTGCACTTGCAGACTTAACAGATATAACACAAGTTAATGTTTATAAAAATCTGATTAAAGAAAAAGGTACAAGAATTGCGGCAAACAATTTTAAAGGATTATCATTACCACAGGGTGGAATTAATTATGATATATATGATAATTGGGCTATTAAGACTGGTGAGTTTGGTGGAGTTTTAAACAATAACTTTGTAGATTTTCGGTTAAATCAAAATTTATTAACGAGCAATCCTAGTATTGTTGGTTTAACTAATGGTGTATATACTAATGGAGTACAACAAGAAGTTCCTATATATAATATATTTAATTATGGTAGACCTATAAATAATCCTAATGTATTACCTACATTACCAACTAATACTCCAAACAAAGTATTCCCGGATGCAGGATATGTTAATTTCAATGATGTAAAGATATCATCCTATTATTACAATGGATTGAATACTGCTGTTACACCACTTTCTAACTTATATGTAAATGAATACGTATGGTTAGCAGATTACAGTAGCACATGGCAAGTATATACTCCGTCTAGTATTGGTCAAGTAATAGGCGCTAATAATAATATGAATGGTACTGTAACAATACAGTTTGCAACTCCTCATAATTTAATCAAGTATCAACCATTTGCTATTATTAATTTTAACAGTAATATTAATGGTTATAGAATCGTTTCATCGGTTGTTGATAATTTTAGAGTAACAATATTATTAAGTATATCTCCTTCAACTACTACAATATTAGGACAAGGGGTAGCTTTTAAATTCTCATCACAACGTGTTGCGACGCCTAAAGATATTAATACATTGCCTTTACTTGATAGTGAATTTGTAAAAAATAAAGTATGGGTAGATGAAAATGACGACGGCTCTTGGGCAGTATATCGTAAAAGTTTAAACTATTTGTATGATGATGAGTTATTTAAAACTGGATCAATAACATATGGTAGTGCGGTAGCACTCACCCCTAATTTAGGATACTTAGTTACTGATGCTGGAGTTGGAGCCGCATACCGGTATTCATATAGCCCGGTATTTGATTCATATAGTATTGTTCAAACAATAACCAATGATACTTCATTTGGCTCAAGTATTTCTTATTCAGATAATTTATTTGTAATATCACAGCCAACCGGTGCATCTTATTCTGATAGAAAAGTATATATCTATGAATTGGTTATTACAACATTAGTAAATGAATTACAAGAATATCAAGTCATAGAATCACCTAACAATAATTCTGTACTTGATTGGGGCTCATCTGTTGCACTATCAGGAGATCAAAATTGGTTGTATATTTCTGCATCTGACCAAAATTTAGTTTATGTTTATCGTAAGTCTCAACTTACTGGACAATATGAATATTCAAATATTGTCAATACTCCTGCCATTAGTAATGTTGGTAATTTGAATGTAGGTGGAACGTACATTATAGAATCTATAGGAACTACTGATTTTATAGCATTAGGAGCGCCATCTAATACAATAAGAACAAAATTTACTTGTAATGCATCAACACAATCAGGTACTGGTACTGTATCAACGGGCGGTGACAATTTTGGATATTCTATTGCTACTAATTATTATGGAAATAATATTGTTGTAAGTGCACCTTATCAAGATAGTGGGGTCGATGATTTAGGATATGCATATTCTTTTGAAAGAATAGTGCAAACATTTGAAGCGCCTTACACTAGTCTGCCTTATATTCCACAAACGTTTAGTTTGATATTTCAACCAACCACACTGACAAAAACAGCATCAAGTATTTTAAGCAACGCTATTACATTAGATAATGTTACTTCTTTATCAATTGCTATGCCAGTAATATTTACAGGAATTGTATACGGTGAAGTATCATTAAATCAAGTTTATTATATTAAAACCATAGTAGGGTCAACCGTAACGTTGTCATTAACTAGAGGTGGTGCAACAGTAGTATTATTAGATACAGCTGGCACCATGACATTAATTGCACAATATGAGCCTATATTTGTTAGCGTTAATGGAACATTGATTGATGACAATTCATATGGTGTATCAAACTCAAGTATAAACATATATGGTTCATTAACTGCAGGTGATATCATAAATGTTAGTGGTTCAGAGTTTGTATTAACACAAGAGTTCACATCATTGGATTCTAATCCAGAAGTTGGAACAAACTTTGGATATAGTTTAGATGTAGATACTTATGCAAATGAAATATTAATCGGTGCTCCTTTCGAAATAAACAATAAAAATCAAGAAGGTGCAGTATATCGTTATACATATGGCGGCGGTAGTTATGGTATAATTACAGGTTATACACCATGTGATGTAACAGCAGAAGTAACTATTTTAATTAATGGTTATTCAGTAATCATACCTGCAGGAGATGCAACATTAGTAGCTAGTGCAATTGCTTCTGCTAATATTACTAATGTTACCGCTTCAGCATCAATTGATAATATTTTAACTATTCAAGTTATTAGTATAGATTTAGCATATATCAATGCTAAATTGACTGTATCAGTATTAGACAAAGAAATATTAAATCAATTAGGTATAAAAATATATACACAAACACAATTAATTAATGACCCGCATAGTCAAGGTAGAACTGAATTTGGCCATACGATTAAATTTAATTCAGCAGGATCATTTATAGTAGGAGCACCTGTTTCTTCTAGATATGCGGAGACTACTTTTGATGCATCTGATGATGAAAATTATGATAATGATACATTATTTGACAACAACACAACACAGTTTTTAGATTCATTTGTTAATGCAGGTGCAGTATATATGTATGATTATTTGCCAGTATACAATGAAACTGCAAGTAATCCCGGCGCTTATGTGTATGCACAAAGTGTTAACGCATTAAATGTTGATTACGGTGGTCAACCATATTATGGAACTGCATTAGAGTTTACTAACGAGTATGCTATGATTGGTACTCCTAATTTTAGACCAGGTTATAACAACGGTCAAGTTGTGATATATAATAATGCCACCGGTACACCAGATTGGTCAATGTATCGTAATTCTGCACCTATTGTTAATATAGATGCAATACAAAATGCTCAATTATATAGCGTATCAACTAACAATACGTTAGATAATTTAGATTATATTGATCCATTACAGGGAAAAATATTGGGTGCAGTACGTCAGAATTTAGATGTAATATCTAATGCTGACCCTGCTAATTACAATAGCCCCGACGCAACTAATAAAGGATCTGCTGTATGGGGATCAGGAGAATTAGGAAAGTTATGGTTCGACACAACTACAACAAAATTTGTAAATTATCACCAGAGTGATGATGTTGTGTATAACAGCGTGTGGTGGGGCCGCGTGTTCCCGGGTAGTGATGTAAAGGTATATAGTTGGGTTACAAGTGATGTTTTACCTATTGCTTATCAAGGCCCCGGAACACCAAATGATTTTGACAATTATGTAATTCAATATAAGTTGAATAGTACTGGTTCAATTGTACCTGTATATTATTATTGGGTGAGAAATACAAATATTGTATTCAGTAAAATGGGTAAAACACTATCAGATACCATTTGTGAATCATATATTTCTACACCATTAGCGACTGGCATATCATATATGGCACCTATACAGCCAAATGTATTTGGGTTATATAATTGTACCTCTGACATAAATGCAAATGATACCGCTTTGCATATAGGCTTTGCCACCGGGACTAATGATGATGTTTCACATAGTGTTTATAGTTTAATTCGCTCACAATATGCAGATGATTTTTTACCTGGATTACCCGGAATAGGGGACACATTAGTACCCGAATCATTGTATAATAAAATGTTAGAGAGTTTGAGTGGTGTAGATCAAACAGGCGGAGTTGTTCCAGATCCACAATTACCAAAACCAGTACAGAGTGGCATATTAGTTCGTCCACGTCAAAGTTTCTTTTATAATAGATTTAAAGCATTAGAAAATTATTTAACATTCTATAATGAGGTATTGTCTCAATACCCATTAACAGAGACTAGTAGTTTAAAATTCTTATTTACTAAAGGGGAGATAAATCCATCTACAGTAGGTAATCCAAATTGGTCGGGACAACCGTTATTTTTCTATAACACACAAGATTATTGGGAAGTAATTAATTGGTGGGCACCTGGATATGATAATAATACTAAATCCTCATTACTAGTAGAATCATATTATGATTTAGCTACAATTAATGCACAACTAGGATTAATTGTTACCGTTAATAAAAATGGTGATGGATTACAAGAAACTTACGTATATGATGGTATAATTTGGAATCGTATTGGTTTACAAAATGGTACAATACAATTTAAGAGTTCATTGTGGGATTATGCTGAAGCCCGTTTAGGATTTGGAGACAATTTCTTTGACACCACACCATATGATACATTTCCCAGTGAAGAAACACGCTATATTATTCGTGCATTAAATGAAGAATTGCCTAGTAGTTTACTATTATACAGAAATGAAGCATTGATTTTATTATTTGAATATATTGTTAGTGAATCGATTGAAAGTCAAAATTATTTACCATGGTTGAATAAAACATCATTTATTGATGTGGGACATACTATTCGTGAATTGCTACCACTAGAAGTATACCAGAGTGATAATCAAGAATTTTTGTCTGGGTATTTAAATGAAGTTAAACCATACCACGTTGTTATTAAAGACTTCTTATTTAAGTATACAGGATCAGATAATTATTTAGGAAATATAACTGATTTTGATTTACCAGCTGAATATAGTACTCAATATGAACAGTATATTACACCTGAGCTAGTCTATTCTAACCCAAGTAATATTAACCAATACTTACCGTCTGACCCTATCTGGCAAACTAAACCATATGTTAATTGGTTTAATAATCAAGGGTTAAGTATAACCGGAATAACTGGCTATCCTATAACTATTCTATCATCTTATTTGACATTGAATAGTAGTGCAATGGTAGTTGATAATGTATATGGTTTCCCAACTACTGGTGTTGTATTAATTGGTACTGAACAAATTGCATACAGTAGTGTTGATAGAGCATATAGCACACTGAGTGGATTAACTAGAGGAGTTAACAATACACCAATAACAAATCATATTCCCGGTGAACAAATTATAATTGACTTGCCTCCAATATTATTATTGAACGGTGGTAGAGGATATGCTGAACCTCCAAAAGTTATAGCATATATAGATACTACTATATATCCAGCACCAAGACGTGCAGCCATATTAGAGCCCGTGATGAATCTGGATACGATTCTACGAATTGATGTGATAGATCCGGGTGACGGATATCAAGTATTACCTGAAATAATAATTGACCCAAGTGAAATTGTTACCTTCCCTAGTACGGTAGTTGATGTATCTACTAGAACAATTACTTTACAAACACAATTTGTTCAAACAGGTGATTTAGTAAAATATTATGTAGGAACGGATACAACTCCTATAGGTGGATTAGATGAGGGTCAATATTATTATTTGGCAGTATTGGAATCTAATCCATTTTATGTGGTTGCATTGTATACAACATATGCCGATGCATTACAAGATCATGACCGAGTATTATTTACAAATACAGGATCTGGAGATAATAACAAAATTGCAGTTAGTGCAAGAGCTAGTTGTGTCTCTACGTCTGCACCTGTTAGAGAAAACAATATTAAATTAAAGTTTGATAGAACAACATACACATCTAGAGTTACTGAATGGGCTCCTAATAATTTCTATGGAAGTTTCTATGCTGGATTATTTAATAACAGCACACGTATTGCTAGTTCTAGTATTACATTAGAATCCACACAACCTCCGGTTGATACCATATTGGCTAGCGCACAAGGAGCAACATTTGAAATTCAAGACGTAACTAATGACCAATTATTAGTATGGTCATCCCTTGTCCGTTCGGTAAGTGAGACAATACATTCTGGTTCAATCAATTTAGTAAGATTAACTTATTCAAGTACAGAACCAAATGCTTCGGGGTCTACTATTGGTTTCTATGTAGGCATGCCAATTAAGTTTACAGGTGCTGTTGGTCCGGTTATTGTTAATGAAACAATATATTATGTAGCAGAAATAATTAATGAAAGTGATTTTTCAATTTCTACAACTGCCGGCGGTTCAGTATTAATACTAACTAACTATAATGTTACTGCAGCCGGAATGTCATGCTATGCAGGTGAAGTCACCAATACTGCTATTGTTACTATTGCATATCCAGGCATATTAAATGTAACTACAACAGAAACTACATCTAACTTTATAACAGTTCCGTTATTACCAACTGGTACAGGTGGTACTGCTGGGTTCTACGTTGGCTTACCGGTGTATTTTGTTGGTAGCGTATTTGGTGGAATAGTAGAAAATGAAACATATTACATTACTACCGTTATTGATAGTGAGACATTTACTATATCAACAGATAACGATCCTTTAATATTGAATGTTACTGGAACCGTAGATTTAGGAGACAAAGTAACCGTAAGTTCAACATTAGAACTCGCAGTTAATAATCCTATCATCTTTACTGGTACTATATTTGGTGGAATCATTGCCGGCCAAGTTTATTATATTAGAAGTATAGTAGACGGAACACATATTACTATTGCTGATGTATTAAACGGTGGTGCAGTCCCGTTGACTACTGCGTCAGGATCTTGCACATTGACAAGTCAAACAACTGCATTACCGTTAACTAATGCAACTGGTTCAATGACAATGAATGTTGGTTTACCGGTAAGCCCCGGACAAGTTAATGGACAACAATTTACATTTTATCCTACTATCGATAGTGTAGGAGTTGCAGTATCAGGTACCAACACTACATTATTAACTAGAGATATAGTTGCAACCACTGACAATGGTAATTATTTGTATGTGAGCTACTTAAGTGGCGGCATAACAAATATATATAATAATTTACCCTTTAAGGTAACTTCTTCTATAGGTGGTCTATCTACATCTACTCTTTATTATGTATTGTCTAATGGAACATTGTCCGTTGAAGTTGCTAGTTCATCTTCATCAACTAATACATTCACTTTATCAACCGGAGAAACTACTATTGGCTTCTATGTTGACATGCCAATATCATTCTCTGGATTAGTCTATGGTAACACAGTAGCATTAGTAACATATTATATTAATAGTTATGTTACTGGAGGAGATCAATTTACAATTACAGATAAATTAGGTGGAGTATTAGCTACTGAAATTGAATCAGGAAAAACATACACTATCTATTCGTTGGGCACTACTGATTTTACGACATTAGGTGCTTCATCTAATACAAAAGGCTTATCATTTGTTGCATCTAGAGATGGTACAATTTCTGATGGTACTGGTAGAGCGTCTGCTCAATTTATATTGACCACATTCAATGGATCAATGACATTAACTGCTGATAATCCATATGTCACATTAAGTGCAAGTTTAGGTGGTAGTGAGGTAACACTTACAACTCAAATTAAAGAAACTATATTTATACAAAACCCAACATTAGTTCCTACATTCAATGTTGGCACTAAATTAGGTGGTTATATTATTGATATAATAAATCCAGGTGCTGGCTATACGTTTGATAATGTAATCACTATACCGGGTACTGCATTAACATTTAACGGGGTATCTGGATTAAGTCCATTAAATGACTTAGTACTAACTGTTAGCAATGTTGATGTAATAACTTCCACACCGTTCGTGTCAAATGGAACTATTACAGGCGTAATTGGATCAGGCACTTCCGGTGGTGACGTAAATCAATATTACTTAAAAGTTATTACTGCAATAGAATGTGAAGTATACTCTGATGCATTAATGACAGTGCCGGTAAATGGTATAACACTAGGAACAGAATACTCATTGGGAGATTATGTATTCTTACCAGAGCCATTCTACTTCAATCAGAGTATTGTAAAATATAATAATGCAGTATGGCAATGTATTATTAGTAACAACGATAACGAATTCATATTGGGTAAATGGGAATTGATGGATAGTGGTGATAGAAAGCTTAACGAATTAGATCGTATAGTAGGATATTATCAACCTAATGTTAACATGCCAGGCTTAGATTTAACTCAATTAGTTAGTGGTATTATTTATCCTAATGGAACATATTTAGGTAATGCTTTTGCCCCTGAAGATCAATACACATTAGATACTGAGTTACAAGATAAATCTTTTAATTTGATTGCAGATACAATATATAATGTTCAGGGAGACCCGTTCTTATCAGGATACGGGCCCGAAGAATTAGTACCAGGATTAATATCTGATAACTTGTCAATGATTGTTACTACTAGACCGGGTACTGATTGGGATGCATCCATATATGGTCATGTTGGATTTAATGTTGTCTCTACAGAAATAATGCCAAATACAAATCAAACAGAATTTTCATTCAATAGGATTGTAGAAAATCCTGCTAATATGTCATTGTTTGATATTGATTACTCTAATAATTTAAGTACTAGAATATATAATTTTACGGTTGATTGGGTTAACAAAATAATCACTTTGTCTGCTCCATTAGCATCAACACGTGGGTTAAGATTAGACTTATATGAAGTGGGTAATGGAGATCAATTAGTAAAATCAAATTCGCAAGTTATACCTTTTGTTGATAACATTATTACTGGTTTTGTTGAAATGCCATTGAATTGTAATTATTCTGCTAGTAGATTCAATGGTTCAGGTGTAATAAGACCAACAACTGATCCTAAAGAAGTTACTGCAATTGAGACGGATGCATTAGATAATGGTATTGTATGTGACAATGTTGATTACTTTTTGGTCAACTCACCTATTACATTTGAAGGTGCTGTATTTGGTGGTATAACTACTAATACAACATATTACGTAAAAACATTAAGTCATATTACTAACAAGATAACGGTATCTACTACCAGTGTAAGTGGAATAGCAGGGCCTACATTTGATGTTACATCGGGTACCGGTTCAATGTTAGTTAATATTCAATCAACCAATGGATTAGTTTGGACAGATCCTATTATAATACACAATGGTACAAATCTTGTATTAGGTGAACAGGGGATAATATCTGAAACTATGAGCGGAACCAATACTATTATTGTTAACTCAACAGATCATTATGAAGTAGGTGATACAATTATATTCAGTAATGCAATTGAAATTGGATCTTTTGCAGAATGTGGATTAATGGCACAAACAACATATTATATAACGTCTATCATTGGTAATGAATTTACCGTATCTACAACGTTAGGTGGTTCTGATGTAGTATTGAATGATGCTACCGGTATTGCTTTGTGTGTAACAAATGATTATGCAATTACACTTGCCGATCAAGGCATAACTGCAAAATTAGTATTCTCTAGTCAATATAATCAAAATGATGATTTTGTTGTACTTTCTATATTTGGTGAAACAGCCCCAATACAATATGGATATACTGTACCAGAAACACAGATATTTACATTAACAAATACTACAACAGAATTTGTATTAAGAAATTTTGTAGGACAGGATAATGCGGATAATGCAATTGTTGAATACAATGGTTTGAGATTAACAAATAATGCGGATTATACAATTAATTCAGCAACAGGCACACTTAATTTATCATTTACTCCTAGTGTAGGAAGTATTATTTCAGTTACCACATATAATTTAACTGATAGACAATATTTAAATACAACCTATGGTGGAACATTTGGTGGTTCATCAACAACTATTTTGACTATTGGAAATACTACTCATAATGTAGGATCATACGATCAAAACGTCCCGACAGCACAAACTTACGATCAAAATACTCCAAGTGTTGTACCTTATGATATGAATTTAAATTATCTAACATTAAGTCTGGGCGATACTTCAAGCCTGACTGTTAATGATGCTATACGTTTTAATTCACCTACATTAGGTGGCATTATAGCTAATCAAATATATTATGTTCTTCAAATTATAAATTCAACAGATTTTACTATTTCAGAAAATCCTGGAGGAGAATCAATTATATTAACAACTGACTCTGGTTCAATGATTGGTATTACTAATCCACCAACAGTTGCAAATATTGTTAGCATTAATAATACAATTGTCAATACAATAGCAAGTACAAATATATCAAATACAACTGCACCTCATACTATCACAGGTGGACTTACTACTGGATTTATAATTGGTCAGTCTATAATGTTTAAAGATTCAACGGCTACTGGATTTGGTAATGTATTAGCAAATGGAAAAGTATATTATATAAGTTATGTTGACCCTAATGGAGTTGATTTTGAAGTATCCGACACTATTAATTTAGCAACAAATGTTCCGGGAAGCCCAATAACGGTGACTACTGCATCAGGTTCTATGGTTGCATATGTTGGTGGAAATGAGTCTATTGTAGTAACTACAGGCATCCCTCATAATTTATCTGAGGATGATTTAGTAAGGATTGATTCTGTATTAGGTTCAACTGAATTAAACAATAATACATACTATGCAAAAGTAATTAATCCAACACAAATTGGTTTATATTATACATCATATAACCCTACATTATCTTACGTTAATAGTCCAGTAACCCAAGTATCTTCATATTATGGAAACGGATATGTTTGGTTAGATAGATTATTCACATTGGAAACAACAAATGTATATTCTACAAATGTATCTACTAATGGTATAACAGTGGCAAGTACTAGTCAGTTAATACCAGGCACGCCGTTAGTATTTACAGGAACAGCGTTTGGTGGAATTCAATCATTGGTGACAGCGGGAAGTTTTATTATCGGTAACACATATCAAATTACTGAAACCGGAACTACAACTTGGACTAATATTGGTTCATTAAATAATGATTCTGGAACTACATTTGTAGCTACAGGTGTTGGGTCTGGTACTGGCATTGCAACAGCTATATATTACGTAAATGAAATAACCAGTGCATATGAATTTAGTGTAACTGCGGTACGTGATGGGGAAATATATCAATTAACAACTGCCACCGGTTCAATGAATGTAACACAATGGGAACAAACCAATGTTGACAGATTGTGGGTAACAGTTAACGGTTACCGTATCCCATCTAGTGGATTATATTTGAATTCACAAAACAATTTGAGCATATTGACTGTTATACAACCGGGCGATGTTGTAATTATTACAAATATGATACCAACTGCTACCCCTAATGAAACCGTGTATATTGAAAATGTTAATAAGTCTAATCAACAATCAATATTCCGTTCTAATACATTAACTAGAACTTGGTTAACATATGGATTGCAAGATGTAGATGATGTCATTTATGTAGAAGATGTATCCAGAGTTACAGAATCTATTATACAAGAAGTGACTGCCCCTGCGGTATCAGTTGACGATACAATGAGTATTGGACTTAATGGAGATAAGAGTGCAATTTCACAAGTTATTGTATATAACAATACTACAAGTTTAACAATTGATCCTGCGGATTATACTATCGTAGTAGAGAATGTAGCCCCTGTATTGTTAATAGACATAAATCCTAGTACTCCTGCAATTGCTCCCGGAGATGATTTAACGATTACTGTAATATTGGGTAATTTAATTTATATCAACGGAGAACAAATACGTTATACAACCGTGAATTTTGATGAAAATACTTTATCCGGGTTACAACGAGGCGCCAATGGTACTGGAAAACAAACATATATTCCTAAATATACGACAGTTTATGGTGTGTTACCATCTAATATGTTACCGGAACTTTATAACGGATTTAGTTGGAATTCGTTCAACTATAATCTAGTAGACGGTGATCCGTTACAGATTAGCACAACATATCCTGCTAATTTCTTAAATGCGGATGTTCCCTGAAAGATAAATAAGTAAATGAATAATAAACAAGAAAATACAGAAAATGCTCAAACTGATGTTAGGGCAGAAGTTAAACCCAATGAGTCTGGAGGGTTTTATTTCTCATCTTTTTTAAAAATTACAGATCCAAATACTAAAGAAGTATTGGTTCAAACACGGGGTGATAACTAATGTCAGTAATAACACTATCATATAAAGTAGAGGGTTTTTTAAAGGTATATGACCCTAACAACGGCGAAGTTTTTGTTGATAAACACAATGCTATCAACTATGAGAATATGTCAGAAGCAATTGCTGACACATTAAGCAGTCGTGGTTACGGAGAAATCTATCAAATGGCATTTGGTAACGGTGGTGCGTCAGTTGACGAGACCGGAGTCATCACCTATTTGCCCCCAAATACGACGGGCCAAAATGCGGCACTATACAATCAAACTTACGCTAAAATCGTAGATGATACCAGTGTTTTCAATCTAGACCCTACAAGAAATAAAATGACTGTATCACACACGACAGGACGTGTATATACAGACATTTTGGTACAATGTCTACTAGACTACGGCGAGCCGTCAGGTCAGGCAGCATTTGATAATAGCACACAAACTGATTCCAGCTATATTTTTGATGAATTAGGTTTATTAGCTAATTACGGTACTGATACCAATGGAAATGTGATAACAAGACTATTAACACATGTTATTTTCCACCCAGTACAAAAGAGTTTAAATAGACAAATTCAAATTGATTATACAGTTAGAATCCAAGCACTAACTAACTTAGTGACAATTTAAGATAAATAAAATAGAACCCCGGAGTAATTCAACATGGCATATACAATTGTAAAAAGTGATGGAACTATACTGACAACCATCGCTGACGGAACCATAAACACGACTAGCACATCAGTGGGTCTTCCAGGAAGAAACTATGCTGGTTATGGTCAGCAATTAGACACAAATTTCGTACACCAATTAGAAAATTTTGCAGACACTACGCCTCCTGCGAATCCATTAACTGGTCAATTATGGTATAACACAAACGCTAATACTTTATATGTTTGTCCAACAGATGGATTGTCAAACGCAAATGCATGGGTTTCACTAGCAGTAAGTTCAGCGAACTCAACATCTACTTTTGGTTCAGTACAGGTCACCGGTAATTTGTCAGCAAATAATATTACTGCCGTTAATAACGTAAATGGTGCAAACGGGCAGTTTACTAATATATCAGTTAGTTCAACTGCTAATATTAGTTCAGGAACTGCTAATATTGGTACCGGTAATGTAGGATCATTATTTACTCAAAGTATTAACGCAGGCTCACAATCAACTGCATTATCTATGACAGGTGTAGTAACTTCAAACGGTGCAGGTACTGCCAACAGTGTAGCTGGTACAAGTATGTGGGTAACTGGCGGTAACCTAGTAGTGACAGGTTCAGGCAATGTAGGTATCAGAACAGATTATTATTATTATGCCAATGGTTCAGCAATCAGTTTTGCAGGATCATATTCAAACAGTAATGTGGCTTTATATCTACCGACATTTACAGGTCAAGTGGGTACTACTGGTGCAACACATTTTGGCAACACATTAACTACTGGAGCAAATATTACAGCCGGTAATATTACAGGCAATTGGTCACTAACTTCAGGCTCAAGACTTAATGCAACATATGCTGACTTGGCAGAAAGATTTGAAGCTGACGCATACTATGATGCAGGTACAGTAGTTGAACTGGGCGGCGACAAAGAAATTACTGCTGTTCAATATGAGTTAAGTGATGCTGTATTTGGTGTTGTGTCAGACACTGCGGCATATTTAATGAATTCAGCAGCCGGCAATGACACAACTCACCCTCCTATTGCAGTTGGTGGTCGAGTTAAAGTTAAAGTGACTGGTAAAGTTAAAAAAGGTGAGCGATTAGTAAGTGCGGGCAAAGGAATTGCCCGTGCCGCATCAAACGGTGAAGCAACTGCATTTAATATAATTGGGCGCTCATTAGAAAATAAAACAACAGACGATATGGGCACAATAGAAGCCTTCGTTAAAATTAATTAAGGAAAATAAATGACTTACGCAACAGGTTCAACAATTCTAGCCGCTGACTATAATGGTCTAGTGGGCACAAACCCAAATACAGCTTCCGGTACATTAAATACAGTTTGGTCTACAGGAGGAACAACTGCAGGTTATGGTCAAACTGCTGAAGCAACGGTAGCAATCGGTGACGTAGTTACTGCCGTTAAATGGGCCAATCTTATTAGTAAAACAGCAAGTTCAGCCTCACATCAAGGTACATCATTATCTACTGTTACTTCTCCGGTCGCAGGTGGTTCAATTGCGTATCAAGGAAATATTCCTACTAACTTAACATCAATTTATTCAACTAGATTGAATGCCGCAACACAGGGTGCAACCGGTTCTAATGCTGTTGCATATGGTAGTAGTTGGCTTAATGCTATTACTTTCACACATACTGCTACTTTTGCTAATGGTGATGCCGCACGATATTTCTTCAACTCGGGCGGACAATTAAAAATAACATGTGCCCATGCCGCAACATCAGGTGCTGGCAACCTATTATTCAATGGTTTAGCAAGTAATGTAGGCACAGTCGTAATGTCTGCGCCAACTTCAGGTACAATCACAATTGCTTCAGTATCATACAATGGTATTACTAAAATAGGTGGTGGTGGCGGTGCTCCTACTATCTCCACTAATAGTGGTTACTTTGCAATGACAACAAGTAATGCCAACGTATTCACTCAATTGGCAGGTGGTGCTACAGCTTATGTTAACTCATTCATTCGTGTTGTTGCTAAGTCAAATGGCACTCAAGGTTCAAATGGTGATGCAGGCTCAGTTGTAACATTATATACAGTTTGGGATGAAGTTCCAGACGGATTAACAGTTGGGTCAGGCTCAACTGTAACTGTTACAGCGCAAGCTCCAGAAACAACTAATTTGGCTAATACTTGGGGTACAATTACACTAGCTGGATCAGTCACAGGCTCATAATTTTTTTATAGGTCTTTGTATCTATCTAAATACTCTTAGGAGATTACATGGATACAAAGACTTTAATTACCGAAGCCAAGGCCCGCTTCAATCATAATTCTGCTAAAGCATATTTAAAAGACAAATACGAAAGTAAACTTATCGTAGCTGACCAAAATGGCTTGTGGAGTGCCAATCTAGCAACAATCAACTTTCTTACTTCTTCTAATGAAGATGAGATTGTTCTAATAGATAATTTTAATAACCCAGTTAAAATAAACCGACAATCATTGTTGTCTAAACTTAATACAGTTTATAAATCAATCATGGAAGAATGGTACACTGAGTGGGTTGAACTAGAGAAAAAACGATGAGCAAAGGTGTAATACTATTTGCGTTTAATTCTTCCAAATTCAATTACTATGACATGGCTGTAGCAACAGCTAAACGTATTAATCACTTTTTGGACTTACCTGTATCAATTATAACGGATACTACTTCTATACCTGAAAATATTGATTATGTATTTGACAACACGATATTGGCTACTGCGGATACAAGTAACAAACGAGATCGCGGAACATGGATTAATAAAGGTAGATATCGGGCATTTGAATTAAGCCCGTATGATGAAACATTATTAATAGACACCGATTACTTAGTTAATTCAACCAAACTGTTAAAGACGTTTGAGTTGCCCACTGATTTTTGTTGCCATGAAGATACACATTTCTTAATGTACAATACACCACAGATAGAGATGTTAAATCCATATGGTTTTAAAACATTATGGGCTACTGTGATTAGATTTAATAAAACTAAACGAGCAGAACAAATATTTAACTCAATGGGTATGGTTCAGCGTAATTATGAACATTATGCGAATTTACATGGATTCGTTCCATCTCCTTATCGCAATGATTATGCTATAACTCTTGCAACACGTATTAGTAATGGTAATACTTTTACCGTAGAAGATTTAATTCCATGGAATTTAGTTCACATTGGAAAGAATACTATGGTTTATAAAAATGATGATGATATGTTTAATAATGAATATACTGTAGTGTTTGATAATTGGCAACGAGGTAAAATTCGTAAAGAATATATTATTGCCAAAGATATAGATTTTCACGTTATGAATAAAGAAAACTTTATGGAGTTAGTATGAATAAAGGTTTTGTGATTATGGCGCAAGGTGATGACTACGTTAAATGTGCTTCTGCATTGGAAAAGAGTATTAAAAGAGTAATGCCCGATGCTAACATAACTATAGTAACTACCGCTATGTTGCCGCATGGTGATCAATCACCTAATACCAATTGGAAGTTACAAAATGATTGGCAAGTATATGATGCTAGCCCATATGAATATACAATCAAACTAGAATCAGATATGTATATTCCAAAAAATATTGACTATTGGTGGGACGTTTTATCACACAGAGACTTGGTAGTATCAAGTGCTATTAGAAATTACAAACAAGATATATCAGATAATAGAGTGTATCGCAGATTTATAGATGATAATAATTTACCCGACGCATACAATGCAATTACTTATTTTAAAAAGTCTGATACTGCTAAACAATTTTTTGCTATAGTAAGAGATGTGTTCGAGAAGTGGGATCATTATAAAGCCTCATTAAAATGTAATGCACAAGAATTAGCCACAACTGATTGGGCATATGCTATTGCTTGTCATATTATGGGAGTTGAAACCACAATGATGCCAACGTTTACTGATATGACAATGGTACATATGAAACAATATATTAATGAAACACCAACTGAAAATTGGACTGACACATTTGTGTATGAGTGTTTACCAGATCATATTAGAATTCAAACTATTCCGCAAAGATACCCTTTTCACTATCATATAAAGAATTTTAGTGATAAAATATTAGAGAGTATAAAATGAGTACAGAAGATAATCAACAGGAATATGTAGTTATATGGGAACAACCTAAAATGGAACCACCTGAGTTCAGATTATACTATGATAGTAATGGTAGCGTAATATGTTATACCGGTGACAAATCAATGACCGGTAATTACATTGTAATTGATGCTCTAACTTTTGCAGCCGCAAGACCGGACATAAGAGTTATTGATGGCAGGATCTCAACTGCTAGTCCCAAATCAGTGGTATATAAATTAATGCCTAATATGGATGAAGGGGTAGAATGTATAGCAGATGATATTAGTATCATAGCTGATAGCTCATATGACGGTAAAACAACTAAATGGAAATTAAAGATATATGAACTCCAATGATATCATTGATGTAGCAGATTTAGATTGTATCTATCTTAGCTATGATGAACCACAGAAAGAAGAATTCTGGCTTAAGATTAAGAACATGGTGCCTTGGGCTAAACGTGTTGACAACGTTAAGGGAAGTGATGCGGCACACAAAGCGGCCGCAATTGCAAGCGATACTGAGCGTTTTATTTTAATTGACGGTGATAACATGCCTGATGAAACGTTTTTCAACATGCAATTAGATTTTACTGATAAAGATCCTACATACAAACTAGCGCAATATCGTTGGAAAGCTACTAATAGTATTAATGGATTACGTTATGGCAATGGTGGGATGAGCAGTTGGACAAAAACTTATGTGATGAATATGAAAACACATGAGAATCAAACTGACGGAGATGAAACACGTATTGCTGATTTCTGTTTAGATAGCAAAGATAATTTATACTGGGCTATGTATGATTGTTACAGTACAACTTATCCTAATCATACACCATTTCAAGCATGGCGAGCTGGCTTCCGTGAGGGTGTAAAGATGAGTTTAAATCGTGGTGCAAGACCCACGATTGATGAATTTAAAGAAACTGTTGCTACACGTAACTTAAACAATCTAACTGTTTGGCATAACATTGGTAGTGACGTAGAGAATGGATTGTGGGCTATTTATGGTGCACGATTAGGCACATACATGACTATGTTAACACAATGGGACCCGCATAATGTACAATGGTTTGATAACTATACTGTATTGTGGGAAGAACATTTACATAGAGATCCTGAAGTTGAAGCAAACTTATTAGGTGAGGCATTACATGATAAGCTAGGCTTACCGATGTGTATACATAACGCAGAACAAAGCCTGTTCTTCAAGCGACATTACTTAGCCGATAAATACAATATCGGTCCGTTAGTTAAAGAGATGGATGTTATTAGAAAAATAGAAGGATGGTAATGGAACATAATTATATTAAGTTAGTACATAATACTCCGAGCCATGAAGATTGGTTTGTAGTTAATTGGTGTATGGGCAATACTTGTAACTTTGAATGTAGTTATTGCCCAGAAAATCTTCACTCAGGTAGTGTGAAATGGCCTGAACTAGAAAAAGTTAAAGACTTTATTACACGTGTGGTAGAACAAGTTGCTCCGCGTAAAGTTTATTTTGAGTTAACCGGCGGTGAAGTTACACTATACAAACATTTTGTAGAGATATGCAAACATTGCACTGAATTGGGAGCCAAAGTTGGATTAATCAGTAATGGTAGTAGAACGTTACGGTGGTGGGAAGATAACAAGAAATATTTCGACCACGTATGTTTGAGCTTTCACCCTGAATTTGCTGAAGCAGATCACTTTGTAGAAGTTGTTAAATTGTTACATAACGATGTTCGTACTCATGTAAATATTATGATGAGTCCTGATAAGTTTTCTTTTTGTTACGCAGTAGCTAATAAAATAAAAAATATTACAAATATTTCTATGGCATTGCAACCATTGATTTATGATTTTGGAGAAGTAATGTATGAATATACAGAGTCCCAACAAAATATATTTGATAAACAGCATGAATTAATTGTTAAACATATAAAATACGACAAGTCTTTTGATTATTATCGTGGTGCTATGAAAATGGTTGCAGAAGATAACACAGAGATAACATCCAGTTCACATAGATTTTTAAGTGAAAAAACAAACGATTGGTCAGGATGGAAATGTTATGTAGGTGTTGAACAAATTATTGTAGACTTATCAGGAGACGTGTTTAGAGGCTGGTGCAGAGTAGGCGGAAAGATTGGTAATATTTTTGAAGATTTTGAAGTACCTATAGCACCAACTATTTGTAATAAAACTATGTGCCATTGTAATTTTGATATAATGAGTACGAAAGAGAAGGTAATTTAATGGACACAACTCCTGGAAAACCACTACGAGCATATGATGCCGCGGGTAATTGGAAAGATTTTGGAACAGATGATTTTATAGGACAACAATTAAATTATCTGAATGGATGGGCCTGCAGTATGGGGGTTGAAAATTTATTCATTAATTCTGACGGAGAAATATTTGGAGCATCCTGTGAACAAGGTGGCTCACTTGGAAATGTGTTTTCTAAATTTGAAACACCCAAAGAATGGCCTAAATGCTATAAAAGTATTTGTAGTTGTGGAGCAGACTTATTCATACCCAAAGTTAAAACGTTAGAGTATATTCCGTTACTTAGAAAAAAACAAGAACTTGAAACAGATATGTCAAAGAAAGTTGATTCTATAGATAATATTGTAGCTATGGAACGAATATACGGTACTAGTTTCAAACAAGTACATTGGGAAATAGGTCGTAGGTGTAACTATGATTGTTCTTATTGCTGGCCTCACATTCACAATAACTATGAAGCTCATAAAGGTTTAGAAGAATTAATGACAGCCACTGATAAAATAAAAGACGAATTCATCGGAGATAGTAGTTGTAATTTTATTATTACAGGCGGAGAACCAACTGCTAATGCGGCGTTCTTAGATTGGTGTCGTTACATAAATGTATTGGGATATAATCTCAGTATGCATAGTAACGGTAGCAGAAAACCTGATTATTATCAAGAACTTATTACTTACGGAGATCTTAATTTAAGTGTTCATTATGAAGGATGGAATCAGGAAAAATTCCTAGAAGTTGTTAAAGGAATAGTTGAAACTAAAGTTGAGAGAGAAGGTAAGGGTAAAACAGGCCATCTTGAAGTTAAAATTATGATGAAGCCAAACACAACCGAATATACTTTAGAAGTTGAGAACAAGCTTAAAGAAATACCTAATTTTGTTGATTATTGTACATGGGCAATTGTTCCTATTAAGGATAACAACTATGATGTATTATTAGGCCCATCAAAGGACGGAATATTTTTAAAAGGTTATACTAAGAAAGATTTCACATTGTTTGGTGATAGAAATGCAAAATAATATCGTCAATACTCTATGTAAAAAAGCATGGGACTATCCTATTGTTAATTTGGCTAATAATGAAATTAGCATGTGCTGTCATTCAAAACATCATAAAATTTCAAATGAGGATATTACTAGATTAGGTAAAGATATTTTTACAAAATTTGAACCTATTCGACAAGCTAAACTAGATTTGTTAAATGGCATTCAAACAGATAATTGTTCTTATTGTTGGAAGTTAGAAAACAACGGATTAAAGAGTTCAAGACATGGTCATGGATTTAATAGATTTGCGGAATATGTTGAACACGCTAATCACTATAAGGGTAAAAAGGCTCCAGAAATAAAAAACATGTTGATGAATCTAACTGATGAACAAAAAGATGATTTGGCAACAAATATAGATTTTGTAAATAACGTTGAGATAGCATTAGGTAATACATGTGACTTAAAGTGTGTGTATTGTAATGAATTTTTTAGTACTCAATGGATTACTGAAAAAATTAAATATAAAGAAATACCTATAAACTTTAGTAAAGATGTTGACCCGATTGCAAATTCTAATTTAGAAAAAGCTTGGTGGGAATGGTTTTATGATAGAGTAGCCAACACAACAACAATTATTGGATTCATTGGTGGAGAACCATTAATCATAAGTAAATTATATGAATACATTGATTTAATTTTAATTAAATTTAGTGAAGTAAAAGTTAATAGACCTGTATATTTGTCAGTTGTTACTAACTTTAATACGCCTGAACAATATTTTAATAAATTTATGGACTTAATTCCTAGAATTGCTAATACTGATTTAGTATTAGACTTGAATATCAGTCTTGAATCAGTGGGTGAGAGAACTGAGTTTATACGAACTGGCACAAAATGGGAAAGATTTACTTCTAATATCGATCAAATGCTATCATTAATAAGTAAGATGGAAAATAAAAAATGTGTCTCAATAAATTTAATGTTGGCTTTGAATGCATTGTGCGTTTCTGATTTACCTAATTTCTTTAACTGGGTTATTAGTATTCAACGCAAGTATGGTATCCCAATAAATCTACGTGGAGGCACTGTGGTATATCCTAACTGGTTAAGTACAACTATATTACCACCTAGCTATAGGTCATACGTAGATGATGCTATAGAAATATTAAAAAATGAAGAAGATAGACCTGATGGTTATTTATTTGGAACATGGGAAGAGTATATCACCCAGTTATATGAGCTAAAGAATAGCATCGGAACTAATTCTGATGTTAATTTACTTTCAGATTTTAGTAAAAACATTGACCAATTATCAGAAAGAAGATCGTTAGACTTTTTTAACGCATTCCCTGAAATGATAGATTTTTATATGAAGTGTAAAACATATGAGTGAAAAAAAGAATACAATTTGTACGATTCCATGGAATCATCAAGCAACTTACCAAAATGGAGATTATGGAATTTGTTGCCAGTGTATATATACCTCTGGTGGACGAATGCTTACTGACGGGAAAGCAGTTAGCGCACTAACGGATAATTTTAATGAAGTGAGAAATCATCCTACAATTGTTGAATTGCGCCGCAGTATGTTGAATGGTGAGAAAAGTGATTTGTGTAAACTCTGCTGGGATGAAGAGGATCTTGGATTAGTATCTAAACGTCAACAACAACAGCACGCCTATAAAGACACATTGAATAAAATATTAGAACAACCAGATGCTAGCGGTAAAATAGATACTACTGAATTTCCTATCGAATATTTAGATTCTCGTTTGGGTAATTTATGTAATCTTGTTTGTCGCATGTGCGGCCCGGGCGATAGTTCATTGTGGATTGAAGAAACGTATGAGCGTGGCACTACTGAATTTAAGTTTGGTAAAATAAATACACCTTACGAAATTGAAAAGGTAGCCAACACATACAAAATTAAGGGTGATGATTTCCAGTACTACGATACTCCAAAATTCAATGATGATATCAAGCAAATTTTACCCTCATTGAATAGAATCTACTTTACTGGCGGAGAACCTCTAATCAATAAAAAACACTATGAAATTTTAGATTACTGTATCGAAAATGATTTTGCAAAAAACATTACATTAGAATACAATACCAATGGTACTACATTGAATAAGAATTTATTAAATCAATGGAAACATTTCCAATCAGTTATTGTCTGTTTTAGTATTGATGGCATGGACGATATGGCTAATTATATAAGATATCCTTCTAAATGGGAAGTGATTAAGCAACATATGTATGAATTAGATAATGCGGATATCCCGCAACTCTACTGTACTACAAATGTAACCGTTAATATTTTTAATATAAAGCATTTTATTGAAATGATAGAATGGTATCACAATACTGCTAACTTTAAACGTTTCCATCATAAATTAATGTGGCATAGATTAGTAGGCCCAGACTGGCTAAATGTTCAAATATTACCACAAACAACAAAAAAAGAGATAACCGCACTGTATGATGAATACGTTGCTAAATCTAATGTTCCCTTTATTAAAGAACACATTTATAGTATAATTGACTATATGAATGAAAAAGATTCATCACAGCTTTTACCTAGAGCAATAGAGATAATCAAATGGACCGATAATTATAGAAATCAAGACCTTGCTGATACCGTTCCTTGGCTAGCCGAAGCATTAAATTATACGAGAAAATAAAAATGAACTACTCACCTGAATTGGATCAACAATATAAAGACAGATTAGTCTTAGCACTTCACCCCAATGATAGGTCAATCTTAGCAACTGAAAAGACCTGTCCATTATGGTTACTCAGAGCATTCTGTGCGGATGAAGTTGATTCGTCTGTAGCCAGAGCCGCTGTATTGAATCCAAACTGTCCTGATGAATATATACAAATTGCCTTTAGTAGATTTCCAGAACTAAGTGGACCTGAATTAATAGATTTAAGAAATAAACGTAAACAGATTCACCTTATGCTCAGTGAAGTATCTGACCTGGAAGAAGAAGCTAAAAAACAAGTATATGGTGATAGAGATCAAATTGTTTCAAAACATTTATTAAAAGAAAACGGTCCTGAAGTAAATGGGGTAAATGAATTCATACAAGTATACTCAGACACGCCGTGGGCAAAGACAGATAAATTTAGAATTGCAATGGTGATGGCTCCTTCATGGGGAATACTATTTCCTCCTTATAACCTCTCTAAATTAACAGGGACACTTAGAAAAAATGGGTATAGTGTCAAATCCTATGATATTAATATTGAAGCTTATCACTATTTCTTAAAAGAACATGGCGAAGATTATTGGAAATCAGAACGCTATTTTCTATGGCAAGATAAAGACAACTTTGACAAATATATTTTACCTGATCTAAAGCCGATATTGTATCGTATAGCTGAAGAAATTGCATTTTCAAGAGTCAAAGTTGTTGGCTTTAGTTTATACATAACAAATTATTTCGCTACAATGGTATTAGTCAAATATCTCAAAGAATTAGTACCCGATATTTGTTTTATTGTGGGAGGCCCTGAAACAATTACAGGATCATATTGGTTTGATAGTGATGCAAAAAATATATTCAACTATATCTTTGTAGGTGAAGCAGAAGAAACACTTTTATATACATTAGAGACTCTTCCAAAAGAATACCCATTGAATCAAATAGTAGGATCAGTTGATAGCAGACTAGACTTGGATGTATATGCTTACCCTGATTATAGCGATTATGTATTATCTAATTATTTGATGTCCGGTGCTAGTATTGAAACATCCAGGGGATGTGTTGCAAAATGTAGTTTTTGCACAGAGACACATTTTTGGAAATTTAGAAGCACTACTCCTGAGCGAGTAGTTGAGGAAATCGAACATCAAGTTCAAGAGTATGGAATTAAACATTTTTGGTTTGTCGATAGTCTTGCTAACGGTGATATAAAGAACTTTGTTACATTACTTGATTTACTAATAGAAAAGCCGTGGAAAATTCGTTGGAATAGTTACGCCCGATGTGACGGTAGAATGACTGAAGAAGTATTCAAAAAAATATCTGATAGCGGTTGTTCAGCTTTAAGCTTTGGAGTAGAAAGCGGTAGTCAAAAAGTACTTGACGACATGAAGAAGAAAATTAAAGTTTGGGAAATAGAAGATAACTTCAGAAATGGTAAAAAGATAGGTATGTTTAATCATGCTAATTGGATGGTAGGTTTCCCAACTGAAGAACCTATTGATGCATTTCATAGCCTTCAATTAATATATAATTGTAGGAAATGGGTTACTGCTATTAGTCCGGGCTTTGGAGCTAGTCCTAGTCACAAGAGTGATTTGGACACTGCTTGGCAAAAGTATGGTATTCAATGGACTGAAAGACCATGGGATAATGTATTCTTAAAACAATGGTATACCACTGATTATAAAAACACATTAATACATCGTTTTGTCAGATTAAAATTATTTCATATTTGGTTAGAAATAATTAAAGACCATTCTGATAGTGTTGCTATAAATTCACAGAGATATAATGTAATAAAAGATTTCTACACATTTAATGTACACAATGATCCAAAAACAGAATATTTAGAATATGATTCACATGTAGATTTTAATCAGTGTGGTGATACTACACTAAGTAAGACTGTCATCAATGAATATTTTGCGTTTGCGTATGCATTGTACATTTATTATGGTAAGTATGATTTTGAATTTACATGTGATCCAATAACTGACTTTGAAACATTTGGTGGACTAATTACGTGTATATATACTGCTAAAGTAAAAATGTCAATAGATGTTAACGGAGATTATAACATATCTGTTAGTCATACGTTTGACCATGATACTTTAGAAGAAATTAATAAAGAACATTATGCATTAGAACGAGCTAAACTTGACCAAAGCTTTACTGAAGTTTTTGAGAAACAAGGAAATGTATCTGATTGGAAAACTGATTCAATACAAACTAAAGAATCAATACATTATAAAAAGAAAAAAGAAATACCTATATATGCTAACGGATGAGCAGAGAAGTTATATAAAACAAAAATTGTTAGATACGCCATTTTCAGCAATTCCGCCCTGGGATGTACAATGGATGATTGAGAGTTTATCGACACTACCCCCGGGATCACACATACTAGAATTGGGTACCTTAATTGGAGGAACAGCCGTAATGTTTGCCAAAGCATTACCTAATATGTGTATACATACTATAGATTTAAATGACTTTGCAACTGCCTTTTCAGAGGATAATCCAATGATGGTAGACCTCAGAGATCGTATTGATTTTCCTGAATTAAGTGTTAACGATCTACTAACAGTACAACAGTTACAAGTAGAAGATTTTAGTAATATTGTTTTGTATACCGGAGATTGTAAAAGTTTACGTATAAAACCTATATCTGGAATATTACTAGATACAAATCATATGTACGATGATACAATAGATAATTTAAATTATTGTTGGGATCTTTTGCCAGAAGGAGGCTTTATATTTGGTGATGATATTACTCATTGTCATATTTACAGAGCATTTGTTGATTTTGCTATAGACAAAGAAATAGAGATTACATTTCATGGCAAATGTGTTCGCTTAATAAAAAAGACTGTAGGTACATTAGATTATAGACCGTGGACTCTGACAAAATTTCATATGCCACGTGTAAATGATCAGGGTAGGATCATTAAAACTCCATTATGGTTATAAAATAAATACAACCGAGAAATATTAATATATGTCAAACAAAGAATTTAGATTAAAAGAGAGTAAAGTATTTTGCATGGCACCTTGGGTGCATGTTCATAATATGCCAAACGGCGATATACAACCATGTTGTATTGCGGCAATTGGAAAACCAATGGGTAATCTGTATGAAGATGAAATTGAAGTAATATGGAATAATGATAATTACAAAACATTTAGAAAAAATATGCTAAATGAAATACCCGCTAAGAATTGTGATAGATGCCTTAAGGAAGAAGAATGGGGCAATACAAATACTATAAGAAATTTCTACAATAACTTGTATGGAAAAAAATACGAAGAATTGGTTGAAGAAGGTACTGAAGAAGATGGTTCCATGAAAGAAATGAAAATTTACAGATGGGATTTTAGATTTAGTAATTTATGTAATCTAGCATGTACACCTTGTAGTACAAAATATAGCAGTGCTTGGGTAGATGTTGTTAACAAGATGTGGCCACTAAACGCCACGACAGAAAAATTTAACACAAGTTCAATCAACAAGGAAAAGTTTATTAATACTATTAAATCTCAAGCCAAATATGCAGATGACGTATACTTAGCTGGAGGTGAACCATTAATTCAACCAGAACATTTTGCTATATTAAAAGCAATGGATGAAGCCGGAAAATTTGATGATGGTACTCATTTTTGCTACAGTACTAATTTAACTTCTTTAAAATATAAAGATATTGATGTGTTGGAGTATTGGGCTCGTATTAAAAAATTAAAGATTTTAGTAAGTATGGATGAAGTAGATAGAGACAGACTTCACTATTCTCGCTATCCGTTAGAATTAGATACAATAGTAAAAAATCTACATAGGTTAAATAATGCGTTAACCGGTGAACGACAAAAATGGACATTGACTCCTACATGGAGTATTATGAACACACATCGTATGAAAGAAATGGTAGAATTTATAACTGAGCAAAAACTGTTATCAAGTACCTTTTATGATTCATCTGAATGGGAATGTGATTTTCATAATATAATTTTGATGCACCCTGAACATTTATCGATATCATGTGCTACGCCTGAATGGAAAGAATTCCTACATACTAGCTTGCGTGAATTTCAAGAATGGTATGTTGATGTAATGGTTCCGTTAAAGAATGTTAGTGTTAGGGAATCTGCAATAACAACATTACATGATAATATAGAGAGATTTCATAAAGCAATTGATGAGCCAGTGATTATTAATCATGATTCATCAAGTGAATGGTTCAACAAATTAGATGAGGCACGTGGTACTAATTTTCTTAAAACTTTTCCAGAGTTGTCATGGCATCCGGCTGCAGGTACCCCGTCGTTTGCAAAGATAAATAAAGATATATGAAAAAACTATCTGACCCGGTATTTGGTGATTTATATTACCAAGACTTTGATGAAAATGATGTAAGTAAATTGCCCTCTTTGACGGGTAGGGTATGCCCCGAACCTTTTCGTAAGATTATGGTTCTTCAGAACGGTGATGTAATAATATGTTGTCCCCAATGGTTACCTGCGGTAATCGGAAATGTATTAACAGAAAGTGTTCAAGAAATTTGGTCAGGCAAGAAGGCTAACTTAATTAGACAATCTATACTTGATAGTTCTTACAAATATTGCGACAAAAAAGTATGCCATTTTATTCATCATGCTGAAAAATTTCCCTTAAAAGAAACATTCAATACTACAATTAACGCATTACCTACTGAAATCAATCTATCAGTAGACGGTACTTGTAATTTATATTGCCCGTCATGTAGAGTAGAAAAGGTAACATTCTTGGGTGAACAACGTGAAAAAGCCGCAAAAATTATAGGATCAGTACTTGATTCTTTATTTGAACAACCTCATGATCACCGAGTAGATTTAGAAATAGATGGTATTGGTGACATTTTCAGTAGTAGTATATATAGACATGAATTTGAAACTAGAAAGTGTTTTACAAATCCAGAACTATGGCCTAATCTAAGATATACTCTATTAACCAATGGCGTATTAATGACTGAGAAAATGCAAAACAAACATGCGACTTTGTTTACTCAAACAAAAATTGTTAAGATTAGTATTGATGCAGGAAATGAAGAAAGCTATGATAAGGTTAGGCTTGGTGGTCATTGGGCTACATTGTGGAAAAACTTAGATTATCTATATGAATCTAGATTAAAGCACCCTGACAATACTGTAGATTGGGCCTGGATTGTAGTATTACAAGAAGATAATTTTGAATCTATTCCGGAATTAATTAGGTTAGCATATAAGTACCCGGATAATTTACCGATGATTCACATACACCCGATATTACAAGGAGATCATATGCCTGACTTTCTATTCCGAGACAAAGCAGTTTGGCTTGAGACTTCTCCAAGATACGCTAGATTACTTGAAGTATTAAATATGCCAGAAGTAACTAATTACCCTAAAATTTATAAACCTTTTTAATATATGTGGTCAGATAATTTATTACACAAAGTTGCAAGTATGGAGTCCACTGTAAAGAGGACTGATGAAATTGTGCCTTCAAATATAGAAGCACAACCCATTGAAATTACTAAAAAGACAAGTATAGTATTTGTTTTAATCCCTTCTTGGTCAATCAGAGGTCCTCCTTATAATCTAGCTAGGTTATCAGCATTAGCAGAAGCAAACGGTTATAAAACTACAAGCATTGATATGAATATTGTTGCCCATAACGACCATGTAAATTGGGGACTAGATTACGATCCTTGGCATACTAATCGAGATTGGAAATGGATATATCCTAATTATCATCAAGATATACATCCCCATTTAGAAAAACATCTTTTAGATTGTTTTGAACGTATTAAAAAATTACGTCCTACTATAGTAGGATTTACACAATATTATTGCAACGAACTTCCTATGGACTGGTTAGTAAACAAGATCAGGGCTGAATTACCAGAGATTGTTATAATAGTCGGTGGAGTTAATATTATAGCTAACATATGGAATGAAAATCATTTGTTGTCAAAGCCATATGATTATACCGTTGCAGGTGAAGGTGAAAGTCTTTTATTAAAAATACTAGATGAAGTTGAAAATAATGTTCCTAGATTAGGTCATAAATTATTAATTGAAAAGGGCGAAGTCAGAGCCAGCCTTGATAATATGCCTGCATCTAATTACAGAGATTATGATTTTGATCTATATAGATCAAAAGGTATCGATATTGAAATCAGTAGAGGATGTATTGCTAAATGTGTATTCTGTAATGAAACACACTACTGGAAGTTTAGAGAAAGATCAGGTCTTGCTTTACTTGATGAGATTATAGAGTTATATAACACATATAAGATAACTGAACTTAACTTTGTTGATAGTTTAGTCAACGGTGATCTTAAACAATTATTAATTTTTGCTAAAGGTCTTATTGATAATAATGTAAAGGTTATATGGAATGGTTTAGCCAGATGTGATAAACGAATGGATAGAGAGTATCTGCAAACATTAAAAGATTCTGGATGCTATGGATTTGGTCTAGGTATTGAATCAGGTTCAGATAAAGTACTAAAGGACATTAACAAAAAAATTACTGTGGCAGATGTGTTAGCAAATGTAGAAGATAGTGGTGCAGTGGGAATGCGTCATACTGGTTTATGGTTTGTAGGATTTCCTACTGAATCAGCATATAATTATTATGAAACATTAGTATTGAATTGGAATTTGTTACCTTCAGGAACAATGGCATGTGTAAGCGTTAATATGTTTTGGTTTGATACCAATGCCATTATTACACAAGACACTGAAAGATACGATCTAATCGATGTTTGTTATTTGGGTAATAGTATTTGTACTAACTACAATAATACTAAAGTCCATTCATTAGTTAAACGAAAAGGATTAGACATATTAGTACATTGGGCTAAAGAAATTCAAGTGTCAGGACATGATTTCTTAGATTTTAACATAGCCGCATTGCGACCTACAATTGGCAATTTTTATAAAATAAATTATGATAAAATAAATGAAAGAAAAGTAAATCTTGAACTTGAAGAAAATATGAATTTTAATATTATTCAGACAGGCAAAGGAGCATTTGCTGATTCATTGATAAATGATATATTTCCTGTTCTTAGAATATTTTGGCACATACTAGGAAAGTACGATATAAGAATTCATTATAACAAAGATGAAGATTTTGCAGAATATGGAAGTTCGGTAGATTATGATTTTACTGCTGTTTACAATTTTAGTATAGAAGAAGATGGTACTTGGAGTGCAGACTTTGAATTAGATTATAAACAACCCCAACATGCTTGGAGCAGATCAAAGTGGAAAAATCTTGAAAAAACATCAAGTAATACTTTTATTGCAGAACGCATAGCTAAACACGTTAAAACTCCTCAAATACCTAGCGAAAAAGAAGCAAAAATAGAAAGAATGCTTGAACAATACAAAGATGTTGATTTCTCATTTAACTATCATTATATAGGTACCGGTAAATGGGAGGAAATAGGAGAGGTTATAAATGATAATTGATACTAGAACCATACATAACTTTCTCTCTGATGACGAAATCACAGAAATAGAAGATATGCATACTAAGGGAATGACAACATTAAATGTAGATATTAATGAAACTGTCAAGGGCACATTTAAAATGGCAAACATATGGGATTTCAGAATCTATAATGATACCCATGTTAGACTAAAAGAAATACTTTTGCCTAAACTACAACAACACTTTCACAAAGACATTTTCATTGATGATTGTCATATTTTAGAAAGTTTTCACCCGTATAGTATACACACTGATGCATCAAATGAACCCGGCGTAGAGTACACAATAATACCCGGTGAGGGGATGACACCTGCTTGGACTTTTATTATTCCACTAGCCGATTATAATTCAAACACTATTATTTTTGATCAGGAAGCATTACATATTAAAACGGTTGTTGATTGGATTGAACAAACAAATCCTCCAATTTTAAATAGTATCAGTGAAGAAACATTTAACAAATATTTAAAAAAAGTAGTAATGACCGAAGAGGTGCCATATTTAAGTATAGAACAAATATTCCCGTGGAAGAAGGGTGACTTGTCAGCCGCTTCCAGAGCAAAGTTCCATACTAGCGATTACTTTTTTGATAATGGTATAACAACTAAAAGAGCTATAGTAATGTGGACTACTGTGCCTATGGGAACAGTTGACGGTAGATAAAAACTTTATAACATGCTTATTATTGCATAAGTATAATTATGCTAAGAGATGTATTTTATTACGGTAATAAACCAAACGCCCACCCTAGAGAAAAACACGCACTTAATTTAGCTGACGCTAGACAACAGTGCACCACAGAACATTTTTGGATAATCAATGAATATTGTGATTATCGAAAATTCGATTGGGATTTTGATTTTGAGTTTTTACCTGATGAAGATGTATGGGCTGAAGAACATATCAACATTTGGCCTAGCCAACACCAAAAAGATTCAGGTACTTGGCTGTGTAATACTACCAATGAATTGCCCTTATCACTTTATCGTGCAGACGTAAATCCGCTACAACGTCGCAATGAAAAATCAAATTCATGGATAATACTTGACTCAATTGATGAATCTAAATTTGATTTCTCATGGCACCCAGATCCAACTGATCCACCTTATATATACAAATGGGGTTGTAAATTATTCCCACCAGAAATTAGCTCGGTCGTAGAGTATCATGTAAAAGACGCTATTCATATAAAATATATGAATGAATTAATAGAGTTGTTACCCAAACTAGACAAATGGGTAGAAGTTCAACCAATTGATAAAACTAGATTCGACATGACATGGAGACCAGATCCTAATAGTCCTCCTTATATCTATGTCTGGGGGAACAAATATATTCCCG